CTTCAATGCTGGAGTGGTAAGCGCGCGTTCGGCGCCCCATCCACGGTTCAGCCGTTGGAACACTACGCCCGAGAATATCCCGGCCAAGTCGCACGCCGCTGTGACGGTCATGTGCTGGCCGCGAAATTCTATCATCCGGTTGGTGCGAGTGTTGGCTGCTTGCGCCTTCTTGGTCGCCCAGTAGCAATTCTCCGGGCTGTATGGGCCATCATTGTCACGTCGCTCTATAGTGTGGCCCAGCGGGCGAGAACCCATGTCGGCGTAGAAATTGGCGAACCCACCACTTCCCGCGAATCGCCATCTATCGCATACGGTAATGCCGCGACCGCCGTATCTGTGATAGTCAGGACGTTGGGGTTGGTGGCACCTGCGCCGCATATCTATCCAGATGCGGTATTCCGGGGATTTCTCCATCCCATGCGTTGCGTTGTGATGTTTCTTGTCCATGGGGGTCAATACCATGGGCGCCGCTGTTCTCAAAATTAGGGGCCGATCATGGGCAACCTCAACGGAAAACAGATTTTCTCGATCGTCGGCGCCATCCTGAGCGTGCTGATGATTTCCACCACACAACTCACCGACCTGTTCGGGACGGGTGTGGCCAAGTCTATCGTTTCGGTCGCCGGCCTCGGCAACCTGATGATCCAGTCCGTGATGGCCGTGCTCACGAGCCAGGGCAACACCGTGCTCGATGTGAAAAACATGCCCGGCGTGGAAGGGATCGCGGTCAATGGCTACGCCAATAAAACCCTCGCCACGCTGGCGATGGACCCGACGCAGAACAAGATCGTCCCAACCTTGGCGGCGGAGGCTAAAGTTGCCGCCACCGCCAATGCGGCCTAACCCGGAGAACACCATGCGCAGCATCGTCAGCCGACTCGCCGCCCTTTCAGTCATCGCCGTGCTGGCGTTGTCATCGGGCGGCTGTTCCAAGGACCTCGCCAAACTCGGCATCGGCGTGGGTGCCGCGCCGATCCAGAATCCCGTCACCACCGGGAACATCAGCGACATCGAGAACGCCTATGGGCTCGCGCTCGTCGGCGCGGTCGCCTACCGCGAACTGTACGACACGAACCCCTGCACAAAGACGCGCCCGTTCAGCGCATCGAACATTTGCGCCAAACGGTCGGTGACCGTGAAACTGATGGACGCCCAGCAAAAGGTCCGGTTCGCACTGGATCAGGCGTATGAGTTCATCCGGGCAAACCCGACATTGAACGCGGCGTCGTACATCAACGCGGCGCAACGAGCGTTCAATGTTTTCCTCAACACGAAATCAAGCAACGGGATTTCCTGACATGGACACAGCAGCAATCGTCAGCCTGATCGCCGCCGTGGTGAAAACCGCCGTGGACCTCACCCCGAAGATCATCCAGACCGTGGAGGACGCCGCGCCGTTTGCCGAGGCGATCTACAACGACCTGTTCGGCGGCGCGGATGTGACGCCGGAGCAGGCCGAGCAGTTGAAAGCCAGCATCGCGGCGTTGGAGGCCCGGCTGAACAAGCCGCTGCCCCCGCAAACCGATCAAGACGTGTGACCATCATGCAGGCCCAGACCATGCGGCTGCTGTCCAACGTCGAATATGCGGTTGAGTGGCCTGTAAAGGCCCTCATTCGGCATTTCGAGAGCCGTCTATTCGAGTTGGCCACCACCATCATGATGCTGGGCATCGGGCTGTTCGTGGTGCTGTGGCCGCGGTCGATCGAGGCCGGCGCTTTCAGGTATCTCCTGACGGTGGTGTCAGCCGAAACCATCGTCGGGGTTTACGTGACAATCGGGGTGGCCAGAATTGCGGCGTTGATCGCGAACGGTCACTGGAAATTCTACGGGCCGGTCATCCGCGCGGCTGGTGCCCTTGTCGGCGCTGTAGTCTGGGCACAAATGGCCGCCGCGCTGGTTCTGCTTTTCGAGGTGAACGGCACGCCGCCGTCAGTCGGGATACCCGTCTACAGTGTCCTCGCGTTTTTTGAACTGATTTCGATGTACCGGGCGCTGGCGAGGGGCTATGTGGGAAAAAATAGCGGAAAAACTTGGTGACTGGGCAATAGCGACTATCAGCACGCTCCCGCCCTCGCAGAACCTAGTCGCGTTTTTCATCGTCCTCGCACTGGCCCTCCCGATACTGAGCGCGGGAATCAAAATGTTTCGCGCGGCCCCTGCGCCGGCGCAGGTATCGGCACCGACTGAAATCGCACCGGACAGCCTGTGGATCGTGACCATCCTTACCGGCCTCACCACGATCGGAGTGCAGGCGCAGGAAATCCAACGCGACGTGGATGGGATCGAGCGGGCGTTGGGCCACATCAGCGGCGAAATGAGCGCCATGCGCGGCGAAATGAACGGGCTCGCCAAACTAATTCGCGGACGATCGAACAAAAATCGGCGCCGACCGTTAAATCCCGGTTGACGTGATTCGGAATGGGGCGTACACGCTTCGCCCACACACGGGGCCTGCCGCCCCGCTAGGAACGACGATGTTACAAGCCGCCACATACACGCGTACCTCCATCTGGTCGAGCAATCGGCTGGACGGCGTATGCGCGTTTGCGGGCTTGGAACACCCGATGCAGCCCAAAGGGCGCAGGATACTAGGTTAAACGGCAGCGGGCTCGCCCTCTGCCGAAAGGCAGAGAGAAACGACCCGCAACACTCCCCACTCGGAATCCAGTTGCACCCTCTCCGCCTAAGCGAACAGCCGCTGATCGTCGCCGCGCACGCGCGTCCCGACAGCTAGGTGCGACGTGTAGGACCCGGCGATGCCGGTGGACTGGTTTCACGCTCACCGAAAAACTGTTTTTCGTGCTGGCTTAGGCCAGTGGCAGACCGTCGCCTTTGTACAGCGAATGACCGGTGTTCGATTCACCGAGCCAGCACCAAGAACAGATTTGCCCTTGAAGCATTGAGGCGATGCAGCCGCCTCGTAAGCGGCAGAGCCGGTTTCGATTACCGGCTGGGGCACCAGTTCGGCGAGAGCCGTAGGGTTGGGGAGACGCAGGTTCGAGCCCTGCACTTGCGGGGAAACCTGCGGGTTCGTCTAGTTGGTAGGATACCCCTTTGCACTACGGGAACGAACGAGGCGCCAATGCGCGCCTACAACGCCGAGATACGCGCCCGGTTAGGATCAATGGCAGACCGGTTCTTTGGTAAGGAACAGGCGCAGGATCGTAACCTGCACCGGGCACCATTTGTCGGCGTGGCTTCATCGGGAATTTGGCATACCGTGCGCGTTCAGACCGCGTAGCTTTGGGAGTTCGAGTCTCCCCGCCGACACCAATCATGCCCGGCTGGCGGAACGGTAGACGCCGACGCCTCAAAAGCGATCTGGTCCTCGCGGACCGTGCGGGTTCGACTCCTGCGCCGGGCACCACTTCACGCACCGTTAGCTCAGAGGCAGAGCGCCCCTTTCACACGGGGGAGGCCGGGGTTTCGACATCCTCACGGTGTACCAGCATCGCTGCAAGGTCACGGCTGGCCAGTAAGATCGGGGTTGCTTCCGGTCCAAAAACTGGCTGCGGACGGCAGCGGGACCGGCATAGGGGTTGCTCCCAGACTGCCGATCGAATTTCGGGCGCCTTTAGATCAGCAGCAGATCGCCTGCGTGACATGCAGGAGGCCGCAGGGGCAGCACCTGCAAGGCGCACCATCATGGTCCTATAGCACAATGGCAGTGCAGCCGGCTGATAACCGGCAGACGTCGGATCGTAACCGGCTAGGACTACCAACAGGAGAGCGACATGAAGGGCACCACCACCGACCCGGTGACGGGCACGCACACGCTTTCCGAAGCGTGCCAGGAGACGCTGCGCCGCGTGCAGGAGCGCATGGCGGTGCTCGCCGCGCGCCACAAACCCCGGTCCTAATCGGACCCGGAGTAGGAAAGTAGCACGCTGGCCTTTTAACCCATGCGAACTCGGGGCAGTACCGAGCGGGTTCACCATCGCGGACCACAAGCATTAAGGTGATGCACGGGCCTCTTAACCCCGTGAACACGGGTCAGTACCGTGGTGGTCCACCATTTGCGCGTCTGCTGGAACCGGTAGACAGGCAGTCCTGAGACGGCTGTGGGAGCAATCCCGTGGGTGTTCAATTCACCCGACGCGCACCATTTCATGCGGCTTTAGCTCAACGGCGGAGCATCCCCCTGTCACGGGGAAGGTCGCGGGGTCAGCACCCGCAAGTCGCGCCATTTTCATCTGCGTGTAGGGGAGTCTGGTCGTCCCTACCTGACTTGGAATCAGGGGATCGCAAGTTCGAATCTTGCCACGCAGACCAATTTTGCCCTGCGCGTCGTGGACGCCTCCTGAGCCCGTCGGCAACGCGCACCATGGCGCTACGCCTGTCGGCGGGCTCGAACCCGGTCGCGCCGGGAGCAGGGCTGCTATCGGGCGGTTAGCACAGCGGCCCAGTGCCACCTGCTCATAACAGGTCCGACCCCGGTTCGAATCCGGGGCCGCCCACCATGGAGGACGCCATGCGCGTCATTGCCGAGTACGACGACGATCGGGACATCCCGAAACTGTCGCTTTGGATTCACGACGCGCCGCATCGCCGGATGCACCTGCGGACCATCCAGCAGTACCGGGTGTTCATCCGCCAGGCGCTCGCCAAAATTGGCATCACCGAAGTGATCGACCACCCGATTGCTCTCGACGTGCTGTTTGTGAACCCGTCAACTCCCGACCTTGGCAACGCCTATCTGGCGTTGGAGCAGGCGATGGATCACACGACGCTGACAAAGCCGGGCATCGTTCGGGATGACAGTCTGATTATAGATCAGCGGACCCGGAAGTTTTTCCCGGCGCCGAAAAAGAAATGACGTCACGTAGCTCAACTGGATAGAGCGCGGCCCTCCGAAGGCCGAGGCCGGGTGTTCGAGTCATCCCGTGACGACCACCAATGGACAGTCCAGCCGGAATGGTCTGGCAGCGGTCTTGAAAACCGTGGCTCGCGCAAGCGATGGGGGTTCGATTCCTCGGCTGTCCGCCATGTTGCCTAAGACGGAAAATCGGGGTAACCCTTTTTGTCCGTCGAAAGGCGGCGCTCAAGACCTCTCGTAAGGGGGGCCATCCGGGTTGATCGCCGGATGCTGTCATGACCGCACGGATGAACTGCGGACCATCGCTCGGGAGTTGATAGCCCGGCACCGTTTATTGCGCGGTAGAGCAGCGGTTAGCTCGCCAGGCTCATAACTTGGAGGTCGGGGGTTCAAATCCTCCCTGCGCAACCAAATTCCCCTCGGTAGGCCGCTAAGGACGCGGCACGGTCTGTAAAACCGACGCCTCCGGGCTGGCGTGGATCGTTACCACGGCGGGGGACCAGAATGCGCCGCTGGAGAGTGCGCTGCGGATGGGTTGGCCACCCTTCCAGCCTCGACGCCGAGACGCCCACGGGCGCGCCAGCGGCCAGCAACACGCGGACAAAAGATTACGGAAGTCGGGGAGTGTGCCACACTCTCAGCCGGGGTTCGACTCCCCGTGTCCGCACCAATCAAGCCCAGTAAGCTAATCTATTGAAAGCGCCGAGTTGAAGCCTCGGAGAGCGTGGGGAGGAACCACGACTGGGCACCATTTCAGGAGGTCGCCGTGGAAAAGGGGACCTATAGCGACCACCGGTGCTATTGCTGCGCACCGGGGCCAATACGGGCCGAGCACAAGGGTGCAGACGATCCTTGCAAGATTGTCGCGCGGGGAGCGTTACCCCGTCGGTCCACCATTTTTATTCCGGTCAAGCCGAGCTTGGTGCATGGACCCGCCTGTTAAGCGGTGATTAGGGCGGTTCGATCCCGCCGACCGGAGCCAACATACTGCTGTCGTCTAATGGTCAGGATCGTCGGTTCTCACCCGGCAGGCGCGGGGTCAGTACCCGCCAGCAGTGCCAATATCTGCACGTAAGCCCCCCGGCTACGAACCGGGAGTAAGCTAACTGGAGGAAGATGCGGGTTCGAATCCTGCCGTGCAGGCCAAATTGCGGATACTCAGGGAGTAAGCCCGGCTCTGAACCGGGTGATGAAAGTTCAAGTCTTTCGTCCGCAGCCAATTCTGTCGCCATGGCGGAGTGACTACGCGCCGGATTGCAACCCCGGACAGGCAGGTTGAAATCCTGCTGGCGACTCCATCGTCCCGTCGGCCAACTGGACAGGCGCCTGCCTTCTAAGCGGGTAATCGGGGTTCGAGTCCTCGCGGGACGGCCAACATGCTCGCGTACCGGCCCCGCCTCCTAAGCGGGACACCGTAATTGGACGATGGAGGTTCGATCCCTCCCGCGAGCACCATGGAAGGTCAACCAGCAAGGCGCTGGCGGCCCCTGCTAAGGGCATGGCACCGGCGACGGTGTGGTGATCGTGTCTCCGGCCTTCCGCCATTTTAATGCGATTTTTTGACATAAAAATGCGTGCTTCGTTCAGAGGTAGGACCCTTGGCTTCCAACCAAGAGACGCGAGTTCGAGCCTCGCAGCCCGCACCATCATGCTCCCTTCGTCTACTGGCTAGGATTGCGGTTTTTCACACCGTAGAAGCGGGATCGATACCCGCAGGGAGTGCCAATTCAACGGGGTGCCGCCGGCGCGGAGTTGGGCCTTTGAAGCCTGATGCGGTCGGCTCGACACCGACCACCCCAGCCAACCCGCGCTCCCTCTGGCGAGGACGTGGCTCTCATAAGGCCATCAGCCCGGATCGAAACCGGGGTGCGCGACCATGCTGACGATGCTCGATGGCAACGGGCGGTCCGGCTGTGAACCGGGAGCAGACTGTTCGAATCAGTCCGTCAGTACCAATTTGGGAGTGTGATGTAATGACAGCATGGCGGCCTCCAACTCCGCTCGCGAGGGTTTGATTCCTTCCACTCCTGCCAAATAGAAAACCCGCCCGGAGAAATCCGCGGCGGGTTTTTCGTTTCACGTGAAACATCAGCGGGTCTGGATTTTTCCTGCCGTGAGGCCCGATGGGGCAAAATCCGTCAGGCCCGGTTCGTCGCTGACCGCCTCCTGCGAGGCCCGAATCACCTGCAAGATACTGTCGCCGGCTGTCCGCATGTTCTGCATGATCGAGCCGAGGCGCTTGGCGCATTCCTCGTATTTGACCTGGATTCGGTGCTTGTCCTTGCGCTCCTCGGTCAACTGCGCCTGTAGCACATCGCGCTCGATCGTCAACGCGCGCACCTCGTCAATCAGGATCATATTGTCGGTGCGCAACTGGTTGTAGTCGTCGCGCGCGCGCTCGATCGGGGTGCGCTCCTCGCCGGTCGGCAACCGCGTGCGAGCCGTCATCTGCTCTAGCATCGTTGGTTCGCGGCCCGGCACAGAGGCGGCTGCGGATTCATCCGCTCGCTGTACCGCTCGCTGCACGAACTCAGGAGCAACAGGCAGGCGATCAGCAGTGTTGGAATCGTCAGACATTTCATCGTTCCTCCGTGGGGTGTGGCGGGAATTTTTCCAGCGGCGCGATCTGCTGCGATTTGCTGGCCTGTCCCTTGGCGATCGAGGCGAGGGCGATCATGAGCCCGCGCGCGGTAGAGCCGTCATCAGCCCGGATGGGCCGAATGTTGCTGTTCTTGTAATGCTCGGGCTTCAAGTTTTTCACGTTTTTTCTCCAAATAGCGGCGCTGCTTGTCGGCGCGAAAATTCGGGAACAGGTAGGAATAGATCGTGGTGTGATCCCGGTTCAGGCGCTTCGCGATGATCGATATTTTGTAGTCCTGCGCCTTCATCCGCTGGGCGATGATGCGCCGGGCGCGGACCATTTTAGGGTCGCGGCTTTTCCCTTGCAGTTCCGCAGGGTGGATTTTCATGTGATGGCACACCGCCATCATGATCTGATGCCCGGTCAGGCGCATGTGATGCCTCGTATTTTAACTGCTGGTGATGCCGGACGATCAGGTCCAGTTCCTGGCCCCGCTTCCCGAGCGCGAACACTGCGGCCCGGAATACCGTCTCGGTGATCTGGCCCGCGCGGAATTCGTCGGCGCGGGCCGCAATGCGTTCGTCAATCTCGGTGTGATCGATTCTCACCGGAGCCGATCTGGACCGTTAGCTGGCCCGGTAAAATCAAGGTCGCCGATGGATGGCCCGCGATCTGTGTGCGCCGGAGGCCCGCCTTCCGCCTCGCGCACGCGGTTGATATAGCCTTGGAGGCGCGCCACCTCTACCTCAAGTCTCTCCGCGCGCAGCTTGTATGAATTACGCTGCTCAACATATCTGTCCCGGCTCGCGCTTATTTCACGCTTTTCTTTTTCGGCATTCTGCCGATCGGCCTCGGCCTTCCCTCGGGCGGCTGACAAGTCGTCGCATCGTTTATACAGCATGTCCAACTGCGCGGCCTGAAAGCGGATGGTGTCGGCGGGCTTTTCGCCCTTTGGAGGCTTTGTGCTCACGGCGTGACTTCCTTTCTTGCCGGCGGATTTTTGGCGTAGTGGACCTTGGCCTCGGGCAGTATCCCGATCGCCTTCATGCGGCGCATCACCATCAGCACGTCCATGGCGTCGCCGCGGCCCGTGTGGGCGCCGTGGCGTTCGATGCCGAAGAAGTCACACGCCTCTTGCAGGGTCGGCCATTTGGCGCGGTTGGAGCCCTCCTGTTTGAGCCCGATCACCTTTATCAGGGACCGCATGGTGCAGAGGTTCGGCGCGCTCTCGAATTCATCCGGCAGCCCGGCGCGGCGCAACTCCCCCCTGATTTGCTTGGCATCGTGCTGCGCATTATGCGCCGCCATCACGCGACCCTCGCCGATCGCGCCCAGATACACGTCCAACGCCTCGCGCACCGGCAGGCCCTGCTCCATCAGGATTTCCTGTGTGAGGCCGTGAATCTCCGCCACCTCCGGCGGCATGATCCAGCCGTCCGGCTTGATGATCGCGGTGTATTCCCGCTCCACTTCCAAATCCTCGTTCGCAAAAACAAGGCTCAGTTCAGCCATGCGCGGCTGGCCGTCGGCATCGGCGGCGGCCTTGTAATCGAAAATGCCAGTGCCCTCGGTATCGCAAACGATGTACATGGTCCGTCCTTTCAGGAGGTGATCCAATCTTGGAGTTGCACGCGCCCCGTGCCGGGATAGGTGACGATTTCGAGACGGCTTAACTCGGAGAGCCGATTCTTGATGTTGCTCCCGCCCTCCTCCCAGCCGCACGCCGAGGCGAGGTCGGATCGGGTCATTTCCTCCCCCTGTTTCAGCAGGATGTTAAACGCTGTCGTTTGCGGGCCGGTGAGGATTTTCCGCACGCTATCCACCAGCGTCGCGGACATATCCGGCTCCGGCGCATGGGCGAGGCCGGAGGCGGTCAGGCTTACTTTACCGGTCGCCGGGTAGGTGACCATTCCCATCTGGGAGAGTTCTGAAAGCCGGTTTTTGATATTGGAGCCAGTAGTTTTCCAGCCGGCGATAGCCGCGCACTGAATCCGCGTTGGGGCGTCGTGCCCCATCCGTTTCCACCATGCGAGCGCCTGGAGAAGCGCGGCCTGTGGCCCAGTCAAAGACCCATCACCGCTCGCCGCCGGTGATGGTACGCGCGCGGCGGGTGCCGGGCGTTTAATCGGCGTGTCCACGGCCTTTGCTTTAGGAGCCGCTGGCGAGGCCGATTTCGGGAGAGGGAGGGATCGCTGTTCCTGTGGCACCGCGACCACGATGGTGTCGCTCAGGACGCGCGCGACAGTTTTGTTAAAATCGGCCAGAGCCTCGCGCACTTTGTCGTTCAATTCCATATGGGATTTTTCAGCCGCGCGCAGGCCCTGATCGTGGCCCGCCAAATATCCGCGCTGTTCCGCTGCCTGTATAGCCCCGTCATCAATGCGCGGTTCGTTGCGCATCCGCGCCATTTCGGATGTCAATTTAACAATCTCGGCGCGCAGGGCTTTGGGGTCATTGGCCTTGCGTTCGGTTTCCACGGCTTTGAGCCGACCGGTGAGTTTGTCCAAATCGATCGGTGGAAGCTGCGGCCCGTCGCCGGCGGAGGTGGGGGCCTTGCTTGAGTCGAAGGACTTGGGCAGCGGGAATTTCACGCGATCAAGAACGCCGTCCTGCGGCGCCCATACCCAAGCCTCTCCGGGCTTGAGGGTCGGCAGGGATGCGATGATTTCCTTGCCACGCTCCGGGTCGGCCTGGTCGGCGATCCACTCGGCGATGGCCTTGCGGTCCTGCGGGGCCATCAAGCGCATGGCGACCATGGACTGCACCTGCGTGAGACTGTCCTTGTGCAGTTTGGCCGGGCGTTGGGAAATCAGCGTAATGCGCAGCCCCTTGGACCGGCCAAGGCTGACCAGATTGTTGCCCGCGTGCAGCATCGCTGGCGTCGCGCCGCCGAACTGGGCACCAGCCTGCGGCATGAACAGATGCGCCTCGTCAATGATGAATTTCAACGGGCCACGGTTCTTGCGGCGGATCGCCTCGGCGAACTCGGTGAAAAATGCCGTGCGCTCCGATACGTTCATCAGGGACGTGTCGAAGATTGCGGAATCGCTGGACGTCCCGAAGGCGTCGGCGAGCATTTCGGCGTCCTTGGCGCGCAGTGGATAGTCCCCATGGTCGCCGCCGAAAATGAAAATCGGGAAGCCTTTGCGGACGCCATCGGAGTTCATGCGCAAACCCCACCATGCGCCGGCCGGATCGATGATGTGGACACGCTCTTTGGCGATCAACGCCGGCTCGACCACGGCGCGTTTTGCCCCGCTGGTTTTGCCGGAGCCAGTGGCGCCGAGGAACGCGATGTGACGATCAAGCGCGCCGGGCGGGATAAGATTCTTGCTCACTGGTCGCCTCCCATGGCCTTGAAATCATCAGTCGGGTTGAACCAGTCGTCTTTCACGATGTGGCCGATGGCGTGGACCTTGGAGTGTTCGCACCGCACCCGGATGGTTTTCCCCGGCAATTTCGACCACTCCCCGACGCCCGCGACCTCCATGCAGCGCCAGATGAAATGGCCAGCATAATTGCGTTGCTTGGACTGCTCGGAGTGAGAGAAATCGCGCGGGAGATATAGGGCGTAGCCGCCGAACCCCTGACACGTGCCGCCATAGTCCAGATGCAAAAATGAGGTGAGCAGCCCGTGATCGTCGTTGCTGATCGTGGCTGATTTGATAACGGCGTTTTTCGTTTCAATGGTCATCGGAAATCCTGATGGTGGGCTGGAGCCAGCATGGCCTCGACCTCTCGTTTCAGTTCGGAGGGATCAAGGCCGGGAATGAGGTGGGTCACGGCAACGTACTTGATGCGGTTCAGCAGGCGCGTGTACGCAACGCCATCCATTGCGCCGAAATTCGTCGGCTTTGGTTTCAGTTCGACCTTTTTCCGCAGCGGGTCCCAGACCTTGCGATAGTGACGGGCCTCCACCAGCAGGTGGTCCATCATGTCCTCTTTGGTCAGGCGTTCGTCGCCCGAGGAACACAGTTCGGCGAGTTTGGTGGCGAGCGCCCACGCGAATTTGTGCTGTTTCAGGTTGCGCGGCATGGTGGCCTTTACGGTCACCTCGCCGCCCATCGTGATGGCCTGGAAACCCTCCTCCCAGATTTCCGAGTCAATGAACAGACCGACCTCGCCCTGACGGCCTGCGCGCTTTGTCATCACGAGGTCGGTCATGGCTCAGTCCCCGCCGAGCCGCTTTTCGTGGCGCTGATAGATGGCCTGCGCCTCGTCTTGATCCGGCGGCATGGCGTCCTTGAGCAGCGGCAGGCACACATCATGCCAGACCTTCTCCAATCCGTCGGCGCTTTCCACCGCCGCCAGTTCGGCCTCGATCGTGGCCAGCATGGCCTCCGGCCCGTCTTTCGGCGCGTCCTTGGGTGCCTTGGCCTTTCGCTCCCGTTTCGGGGTGGCGGGTTTCGTCTTGTCCGGCGCTGGTTGCTGCGTCCCTTGCAGACGCCGCAACTGCTCCTCCGACGCCTTCTTGATCTTGGCAGATTCCGCCGGCGCGCCCTGCGCGATCTGGTCCAACGCCTTGTAGTTTTTCTCCGCCCATTTGAACACGTCGCCGGGGGTCAGACTGGTTTCCACGGCCTTGATGTATTTGGCTGCGAGGGACGCGAATGTCTCGCGTTCCACCGGCAGCATATAGGGCTCTATGGCCTTGGCTGCGGTTTCGGGCTTCTGGTCGAAAGTCTGCGCGCCCTGTTCTTCCTCGGTCCGCTGCTGCTCGGGCTCGTCCTCGACAATCTCTCCGTCGATGGTCGCCGGGCCGGGCTGCTCTGTGATGGCCTGCGCCCGCGGAGGCCCCGCGTCCCTCGGCGTGGACGGGGCGATGGCGCGAGCCATGTTCGGGAATTCGGCGTCATCCTCGATCCGCTGCGCGGCCACCATTTCAGGGGACTGCTGCTGACGCTTGAGCAGGCGCCGCAGGACGGTCTTTTTCGACATTTCGCTGTCGTCCGTGCTCCACGGGGTGCTCTTGATCTTGCCCTCCGAGAACGCTTTCCAGGCGTCGGAGCGGTCCCGAATATCGTGGCACTGCTGCACCGACATGGGCTCGAAATCAAACGTGCCGTCATCGAACGTGATCAGGGCGACGTACCCGATGATGGGGCCGCGATCGCCGAACAGGACGGGCTTGTGGTGGAATATCTTAGGGAATCCAAGGTCCACCTCCACGTGGTCCTTTTCATGGACCTCGTGGGCATAGATATTCCCCACCTCGCCAGTCTGCCGGGCGAGTTTGCACATGCCTTTGTAGCCGACGCGCAACTGCGGCTCTTTGTTTTTGGTTTTGTAGTTATAGGCGACAACCAGATAGCCCTCGCCCAGCAATGGGTCCAGCAGCAGCCCGAGGCCCGCAGCCTTCGCCACCTCGCGATAGACCAGCCGGGGATCGTGTTGCATCAGGTCCGGGTTCGCCATCAAGGCGTTCATCAGATTCCGCTCGAACACGGCGGGCTTGATGTGCGACGGCAGCGCCTGCCAGAGTTCGCTGGCCTTCTCGGGCGGCAAGACTTCGCCGCGGTACACTTCCAATTGGGTAGGAGCCTGGTTCATCGGACTTTTGCCCTTTCCTCGGTGGTGGCCCCCGGAACCGGGATGCCTGCATTGATAGCTTTCTGCGCCAACTCCATCAGGGTCGCCATCAGATGGGCGTCGCCCTTGAACTGCTCAAACACCTTGTCGATGTCGATGGACAGGACGTGCTGGTAGGTCGAAACGCTGGCGGCGCGCCCGGAGCCGCCCTTGATCTGCGTGGACGGCGGAGGCGCGTTGGAAACCACGCGCACGGGAGCCGCGACAGGCTCCGGCACGGACCCCACGGGTGCCGCGGCCTGCCAGTCCGCATTGCGCGCCGCCTCGGCGTCCAGTTCGGCCTGACGGGCCTCCGCAGCCCGCTGGGCGACCCGCTTATCCGTCTCGTGCTGTTCTAGAGCCTTCTTGATGGTGTTAGCATCGGCCTTGGCGGCGTTGATGGCGGGATTGTACTGGGCGTTGATGTCCCGCTGTGCGTCCAGATGCGGGCGCACCAGTGCCTCGCGCTCCTTGTCCAATTTACCCGCCAGCGTGGTGAACAGGGACCGCAGGGACTGCCCCTTGGCGGCCACGTCGTCCGAATCGATCTTGAGGTAGTTCGGCAGGTCCTTTTTGGCCTCCTCGATTTCCTTGATGATCTTTTGCGCCGGCGTCAGGTCCTCGTCGTTCGCGAGCGCGGCGGCGTCGGACACGCCCTTGGCGTCATCCAGCCAGATGCCCTTGAGGGCAGAATCGTACCCTTCTCGCGTGATCGGGCGTTTGCTGGCGTGGGGCCACATTTCCCGCGCCCTCAGTTCCTCGACGTCGCGCCCGTTCTTGTGGCACCGCAACTCGCCGTTGTTTGTGTCGTACCAGTAGGCAACCGGTTGGCGCGTCACGTCGCCGGTTTGCCTATCCTTCCACCGGTTTTCGTAGAACCCCGGCTCTGGATCGTCGGCGTTGATCGGACCGCGCACGCCCTTGAGGGCATTGGTGTGCCATGTGAAATCGTTCATTGAAATCCTCGGTTCTGCATTTTCCGCCCTGCGGCGAATCCTCGGGATGGACCGACCTTGGCGCGTTGCCCTCGGGGCTTGCGCGCGGCGGGTTTGCGGGGCTTTTTCGGCTGGCCGCCGCCTCCGCCGAACTCGGCATAGTAGGCCGCAGCGGTGTCGAACGGGTCCTTGCCGTGGATGCCCCACCACCTCAATTCATTGTTCGCGTGCTGGCTGTTCCGGCCCAGCCGATGGTCGCCGGGGCACATCGGAACAGCCCATCGGTCGTGGGGTTTTTCCTGCATACCGCAGGGGCGTTTATTGTGGCGCACGCTCCCGGCGCGGATGTGCGCGGCCTCGTTCGGCGCGCGTGCCCCGCAGATGCAGCACGGCTGGCGGCGCAGCCAGCGCAGATAGCGGTCGTCGTGCAGGCGGGGATCGCGTTGGCTCACTGGCCCATCACCGATTTTTCGAGGGCGTCGGTGGCGTTGAGCCAGTTGCGAACGATGCGGCGATTATGGGTCCCGCTCATGCGGTTCATGATGTTGATGGGGTCGGCGGATTCGCCCTGCGCGAGCAGTTCTTCCATCGCCTTCTCCGCGAGGTGGTAAACCGCCCATTCCATCGTTTTGTGCAGCTTGCCGTCCTCGGTCTGGAAAGCCTGCACCGTGGCTATGTTTTCCTTGCTCATTTCAAAAACTCCCACCACTGGGTCGGCAGCGGCCACTCCGGGGTGACGATCCAGAGCGCGATGCACATGCCGATGAAAGCAATCAGGCCAGCGGCCTGAACCACGTAGAACACGAAATCCGTGATGATCTGGAACCAGTCCCGCTGGACGTAGGATTCGACGGTGCGTTGGGTCATGAATCCATCCCCCGCGCCATCTTGCCGAGGGTGCTGCTGATCGCGCGGACGCCGTTTGACAGGCTGTCCTGCTCGGGATGGTCGGCCTTGATGCGGTTGGCGTCGGCCTCCAACTCGAATGCGAGGCGCTGCAATTTACTCTGGATGGACCGCTCGCCGGTCAATTTCACTTTTCGGATAATTGCCATCATCAGTCTCCATTCTGGGTGGGGCTTGCTGCCCCGGCCTGAGTGATCTTGATATATGGGGACACGCGGCTAGTGTCAAACACTGTTTTACGGTATCCCCGGATCATGGTGAAAAAATACACAATCCCCAAGACGAACGCCGAGGGCTACGCACTGGTGCTGGCCTATTTCGAGGGCAACAAAACTGCATGGGCGCGGGCTCTGGACTGCACCCGGCAAATCGTTCACCGTTGGGAATCCCATGGCATCCCGAACGATCGGCTGGATGCTATTTCCACCGCCACGGGATACCCAAAAGAGCACATCAAACCTCAACCCTACTGAGAGAGAACATGGCAAAGAAGGCAGCAAAGAAGGCCGCTAAACCACGTGTGGCAAAGCCAAAGGCCGACAAGCCCGCAGCGAAGCCGAGAGCCGCAAAAGCGGTGCTCAATTTTATTGACCCTGAAAAGCAGGCGCTATTCAACGTCAACCGCGAGAAGTGGGAGCGCCTGAACCAGGCTGTCCAGAAGGCGGTCGCGCAACGACGATCGCACGAGAAAACCATCAAGGGCGACGGCTTCACGTTGTCCCAGATCAAGGTCGGTGTGGAATGCAGCACCCCCGAGGGCGAGGCCGCGTTGCAGAGCCGGATCGCCAACGACCTCCTCGCGGCGGCCTACGTCGGCGCCGACATCGGCACGCAGTTGTCGCTGTTCATCGAGCCGTCCCGCGTGCCGGCCACCGAACGCGCGGCCACGGAGGGCGCGGTTGACGCCCAGACCAACAAGCCGGCGAAACCGAAATACGACCCGTCCACGCCGCAATACAAGGCGTATATGGACTCCTACCACGAGGAGCAGGGCCGCCAACTCAAGGCCGGCATCAAGCCGCTGGACGAAAGCGAGCCGGGGGCGAAACTGATTAAGAAATCGGAAAAGGACGCCGCTGCGGCCTCGAAAAAAGACGCGGGACCGCCCCCGGCCAAGCCGCAGATTTCCAAGGGCCTGACCCACAAGGAGCAGTCCAGAGCGGACAAGGACACGCAGGCGGCTGCGAAGGCGACGGCGGATAAGTATTTCAAGCCCGGCGGCGGTGATTTCGGTTCGATCAACTGACGCCTCAAATCTGGTTGCAAAAATTATCATGGCCTCGGGAAACCGGGGCCATTTTGCTATTTTTAGAGGGACCTAATGGCCGAGCCTTACGTGACCATCACCATGCCGATCGAGGCCGAGGGCAAGCGGGCACACAACAGCCGCGTCGTTTTCAAGAACGGAAAACCGTTCGTGATGCACTACCCGGACCCAAAGATGGTGGCGCACGAGGCCGCGATTGCGAAATATGCGCGGATCGCGGTGATGGGGTTGCCACTGCTGCGCGGCGAGGCGGTGTCCATCGCGATCGAGGCGCATTTCGTCCCGCCGAAAAGCTGGAGCAAGCGCGGCGTTGCGGACGCTCTCGCCGGGCGCATGGCGCACCTGTCCAAGCCGGACTGGGATAACGTCGCCAAGTCGGTATGCGACGCTTTCAAGGGCATCGTCTGGGACGATGACAGCCGGGTGGTGATGGGACAGGTCCAGAAATCGTGGGCGGCGGAGCCGATGATTCGCGTGACAATCTGGAAATGGTTCGAGGACGTGCCGGCTGACCCAGAACAGCGGCCACTGATCGGGGATTTTGTGTGAGGATGCTTGAGGGTTTGCCGTATCGGCATTTTGGGTTGATCGCGTCGGACTGTGCAACGAATTTTCGGCTCCGCTCCAAGAAGGGCGAGGGCCGCAGCCCGGAGCGGCACTACAAAACCATGTCCGACGATGATCTGCGCCGCATGGACGTCGGGGCGCACGCGGCGGATGACTCGCACCTGCTGTACTGGGAGACGGGGCCGCGCCTGGTTGTCGGTCGCCATATCCCGATTATGCGATCGTGGGGGTTCGAGCCGACGGCGATGTGGGCCGTGTGGATCAAGCCGACGCTGGGTGCCTATGGCAGGTTCGTGCGGCTGAACGAGAAAAACATATGGAAAATGGGGCTCGGCTTCACCACCCGACAGAATGCCGAATTCGTGATCCTCGGGCGCCGCGGCAATCCCAAGCGGCTGTCGAAATCAGTTCACCAGATCATCACCGCCCCGCTGCGCGAGCACAGCCAAAAGCCAGATGCGTTTTTCTTGAATGCCGAGCAGTACGGCGCCGGGCCGTATCTCGAACTTTTCGGGCGGCAGCAGCGCGAGGGCTGGACGGTGCGCGGCGACGAATCGCATAAATTCTCAACCGGTAGGGCCGCAGTGCTCAAGCCACGCTAGATTTTGCGGCTTGTGGACTCGGCGGACTCACACGTAAGAATTAGGCAACAAAAAAGCCCACCACTCGGGCGGGCTTTTAAGTTTCGATCCAAGCTTTTGCAGGGCGACTGGATCGAGGTGTTGGCGCAATATACTTGCGTCTTTTGTCGGGTTCAAGAACCCCACCTCGATATTGTTCCCCAAAATAGCCGCGGATCGCACATAGCCAGTCCCCCGTTGGGACCGACTCCATGGGCATGACCGTGGGTGCAATCGTCGCAGGGCAGCGACAGTTTCCGATTATTGCCGGGGATTCTCCGGTGATTTCCGGGCCGTGGTTAGCTTGCCAGTGGACGGCTCAATTCCCGAATAGCGGAGGGCTAACATACCCTCAAAAGCGTGCCGGGGTGCTGGCGCGCCTCTGCGCCGTGGCGGCGCGTAAAACCGAAACCTCACGGCCCGGTTTCCTGAAAAGGTTGCGACACAAAAATCCGCTGTTTTGAGCCGCGGGCGGTATGATTCGGAAGTTTTTATAGAAAGGGCTTGGCAATGCCACGATCACCGACAGAAGAACCGGCGCGAAAGTTGAGCCGTCAGGAAGCGCACGACCTAGGCATGATTATCAAGGAACGCACCAAGGTGCTGAAAGCACACGCTGACGAACAGGCAAAAAAGTGTCTCGCGGATTTCGAGAAAAAAGTTTCCACGATCTACGCCTACGATCAGGACGAGGTGTGGAAAGAAGCGACGGAGTTGGCGATGGCGGAGGTAGCCAAGGCGCAAGAGAAGATCGAGGCGCGATGCGTGAAAATGGGGATTCCGAAAGACCTGTCCCCGCGCCTGTTGCTGTCATGGGAAGGCCGCGGCCAGATGAAAATGGCGCAACGTAGGAACGAACTGCGTTTGGCGGCAAAAGCTGAAATCGAGGCGATGAAGGCTGCGGCGCTCACGAAGATCGAACGGCAAAGTCTTGATTTGCGGACGCAGGTGGTTTCGCTCGGCTTGATGACGCCGGACGCCAAAATGTTCCTGGAAAGCCTCGCGCCGGTTGAGGATGCGATGACGTCGATCGACTTTGAGGCGATCGAGACGAAAATGCTGGAATCGAAAAAAGGCCCGCGCCAGTTGGGCCATGGAGGGTTGTATCGTGGCTGAAAAATCAACAAAGGCGGAACGTGAGTTGCGAAATCATCTGCGCGCACTCGCTCTCCGAGTCAATTATTTTCTGGCCGCTCTGGAGTCCGAAATGCTCCAGAAAAGCACCGCGCGGCGAGGTGGCAACATCGCAAAACTGTCGAACGACCTTGAAATGCAGAATGACCTCGCCCTGCGGTTCGGGCTTGGGCTGGAACGACGTGGTGGGAAGATCATGAAGGTAAAACGATAATGGGTGAAAAATCTCTGATCGAGTGGACCACGCACACGTTCAATCCGTGGATCGGGTGCCAGAAAGTCTCGCCGGGATGCGATCACTGCTATGCGGAGACGCAGAACAATCACTGGAAATGGAACGGTGGGGGGTGGGGGCCGCACGCGCCGCGCAAGCGGACCTCGCCGGCATACTGGAAACAGCCGCTCAAATGGGCTCGCGAAGCCCGTGAGACTGGCATCCGTCCTCGCGTGTTCTGTGCGTCGCTGGCCGACGTGTTTGACAACCAAGCCCCGGACGGGGCGCGGGCGGACCTTTTCGCGTTGATCGACGCGACACCAGAACTGGACTGGTTGCTGCTGACGAAGCGCCCGGAAAATATCATCAAGATGATTGCGGGCTGGAAATTACCGGGGCACGTCTGGCTCGGCACCACCTGCGAGGATCAGCAGCACTATGACCGCCGGTGGGCTGTGCTGGCGACAATTCCCGCGCGTGTGAGGTTCGTCAGTTATGAACCGGCGTTGGGGCCGCTTTCCATCCTCGGGTTCAAAAGCACACCGGACTGGCTGATCTGCGGCGGCGAATCCGGCACCGGACATCGCGACATGCCACAGGCGTGGGCCGAGAACATCATGGAGCAGTGCGACGACGCAGCCGTGGCGTTCTTCATGAAGCAAATGGCCGGGAAAAAGCCTGTGCCGTCTGAACTGATGGTGAGGCAGTTCCCGGTATGACGTGGCACCCTCATGACATTGAAACCGAGCAGGCGTTGCTCGGCGCGGTATTGATGCAGAACGCCGTGTTCGGGGTGGTATCCGAAATCGTGAACACGGACCATTTCTATGAGCCCATCCACAAGGTGATCTGGCAGACCTGCGTGGACCTTATCACCTTGGGGAAACTCGCCACGCCGCAGACCATCAAGCCGTTCATCCCCGAGGACATCGACTTGGGCGGCGTTAAGTTGCGCGAGTACATCGCGCGGCTGGCGGCGGCCTCGGTGTCGATCACGCAGGCCCCGCACTTCGCCAAGATCGTGCGCGAACTGTATGACAAGCGAATCATCGGCGAGACGGCGTTGGAAATGGCCCCGAGGCCCGAGGGGAGCGCCGCCGAACTGGCCGCGTTCGTGGTCGAGCGGATGGACGAGGTGATCGCTGCGAACGTGAGCCACGGCTGGCGCGCGGTGACCATGGCGCAGTCCGTCATCGGCGCCATCGACGCGGCGGCGTCGGCCTACCAAAACGAGGGGAAGATGGTCGGCCTGTCTTATGGCCTGTCCGAAATCGACCAGAAAACCCTCGGCGCGCAGCGCGGCAATCTGATCGTGCTGGCCGGTCGCCCTGGAATGGGGAAAACCGCGCTCGCGGTCTGCATCGCGCGCAACCTCGGGATTGCTGGCCACAAGGTGCTGTTTTACAGCGCCGAAATGGTGGACGTTGAACTGACCCAGCGGATGATAACCGACCAAATGTATGACGAGGGCCGGATGTTCTATTCGCTCCTGCGGTCGGGACGATTCCGCGAAAAGGAATTCGAGCGAATCAGGGATGCCGGGGAATATCTCGCGACCCTCCCCATCCGCATCGAGCAGCAGCCGCAGTTGACGTTGGCCCAGCTTGGCACCCGTGCGCGGCAGATGAAGTCCCGAGGCGGGTTGGACGCGCTGTTCGTGGACCACATCGGCCTCATGAAGGCGTCAGGCCGGTATGCAGGCAACAAGGTCAACGAGACGGGCGAAATCACCGGCGGCCTCAAGGCCCTCGCCAAGGAACTGGACATCCCGATATTCGCGCTCGCCCAGATCGTCCGCGGCGTCGATGCGCGCGAGGACAAGCGCCCGGCACTGTCGGACCTGCGCAACTCCGGCGACATCGAGCAGGACGCCGACACCGTGATCCTGCTGTACCGCGAGTCGTACTACCTCGCGCGCAAGGAGCCGCCGGCGGGCAGCGCGGAATTCCTGATCTGGGAAAAGGAAATGGAGGACTGCGCATATCGGCTGGATGCGGAAATTGCCAAGCAGCGTTCCGGTCCCACCGCATCGGTTAAACTGCTGTGCGACATCGGCTGTAACGCGATCAGAAACTGGAGAGGAGATTTCGTATGACTTTGACGACGGCGACCATCAGAAAGCTGCGCGCGCTGAATTTGACGGACGATATTTTCGACAAGGTGCTGGAGATAATCGAGGAGGCCAAGGTGAAGCCGCCCAAGAAGGGCGATTCGGCGGATCGCGCGGTGCGCGGGACCCGGTTGGCGCCGAACTGGGTGCTGCCGAGCACTTGGGGCCAATATGGCCTCCAGCAGGGCCTGCGTGAGGCCGAGGTGCGCAGCGAGGCCGAGCAGTTCAAGAACTACTGGCTGGCGAACTCCTCCCAGAGCGCCGTTAAACTGGACTGGGAGGCCACCTGGCGTAATTGGATCATCAGGACGGCGAAACGGCTGGGGCGCACCCCGCTGCCTCCCACGGACGGCCCCAAGCCCACTGTGGGGCCTGCTGCGTTCGATCACGCGACATGGGAGGCGATCATGCGGGCCTATAAGCGGACGCACCAGTGGAAGCCGGAGCACGGCCCGGCACCTGGAATGCGCGGCTGTCTGGTCCCGCCCGATCTGCTGTAGTGTAAAACAGCGTTTGACACATCGGCAGGGCCGTGCCATATACGGGGCGTCAACCGGGGCACAGCGCCCCACCCCAACGGGAGAACGACATGATGAATTTCCAGCAGTTCCAAGCCACCAAGACCGTGTGCGCCGACCTCGGCGTCCCGACCTCGGACGAATCCATGCAGGGCGTCAGCGGCCTGACATACCTCGGCGTGCTATTTCTGATGGACTTCACGCAGAAGCCCGGGTTTTACAGCCTTCTCGTTGGCCGGGAAGAAACGGTTAGCGATGATCTGGAATCGCTGGAGCGTGGCCTTTACGAGTTTGCCTGCTCTGAGGGCTACTGCGATGTGAACGTGGCCTGCGTCAAAGACAGCGACGTGGAAGCCGCTGCGCTCGTGGATGATCTGGACGCAGCCCTGTTGCCGCTCATGAACATCGCCAACGTCAGCGATGGCGGCGTGGCGTCCATGGTGTTCAGCGGGTTCGACTGGAGCGCGGCCACCACGGACCAGCGTGTGCGCCAGTTGCATCATTGGCTCAAGACCGAGGAGGTGTGAGCCATGACATTCCAGACCGAATTCCCAGATTTCCCCGCCGCTGATTTCCCTGCCATCCCCGACGGTTTCGAGGATGTGTCTTGGCGGAACGACGCCTGCCCCTGCATCGTTAGTGATGCGCTCGGGCTGCAAATCTTCATCGACTACACCGACACCGAGAGCCGGGAATTCCCCGACACCAAGCGGTTCACCGTCTCGAATCAGGAGGCTGGCGTAGAGGTCGGCATGGAAGGTTTCGACACCGACGACTGGAACGAGGTGCTGGCCTTCATCGAAAAGCGCAGGTTCGAGCGCAGCGCGGCGGTGGGGTCATGAGCACGTTCAACAATGAGGAATTGTTATATCTCGCGCGCCTGCTCGAAACCGAGCATGAGTGCAACGAGAACCCGCTGGCGATGCCGATTTTCGAGAAAATTCACGCCGTCATACGTCCACTGCGCGAAGGCGACAGTTACACCCTAGCGCCGACGGTGAAGCCATGAACGCCTCCATGAGCGCGACTGGGCAGACGGTGAAGTTCGCCGACGGTCAGGAGTGGATCGTGATTACCCGCCAGAAGATCAACGACGTGTGGCGTCCGGTGTACGCTGATGGCTGGCGACGCATTGATGACGAATCGTGTGCGCGACGGTCCCATGCGGAATGTCTGGCCAAGATGGCCGAGGACCGGGTTTCGTTCGCCGACGTCTCCGCCGACGCCATGAACGATTGGTACGAGGAAACGGTGGGCTATCGCCCGCAGGCGGACAGCCCGTCGATGACAGATTCCGAATTGCGCGACCTGTGCCAAGGATACCTTGTGGCGTTCGCAGAAGCGACGGCGGAGGAGTAGATGCTGGTCACGGTCGATATGCCCCACGAGAACGTGGGGAATTTCAATGAAATGCTGTGCCAACAGCAGATTGAGGTGCAGGGCCTTGAGCCGTTTGGCCCTGCTGGCGGCAATTCTCGCTATCGGTTGCTGGTGGACAGCAAAGAGGCCATGTTGGCCCTCGCCGAATTTTACTGGGGTACGGCTTGACCGCCTATTATAGCGAATTTGATCCAGTCGCCGCAGCCGTGCTGCGGGCCATGATAGCCGAGGGCGTAATTGCCCCCGGCCATGTTGATTCGCGTTCCATCAAGGAAGTGACCGCCGATGACGTCAAAGGGTACACGCAATGCCACTGGTTCGCCGGGGCTGGCCTCTGGAGCATCGCAGCCCGAATGGCAGGCTGGCCCGACACCCGACCTATTTGGACAGCCAGTTGCCCCTGCCAGCCGTGGTCGGGCGCGGGGAAACAAGGAGGTGCCGATGATCCAAGGCATCTGTGGCCGGACTTATATCGGATCATCCGTACCGCCCGCGCAGCAGGACAGCGAATTCCTGTGCTTGTGGGAGAGCAAGTTGCGCAGTCGGCTGGCTACCATTGGTTCGACGGAGTCCGCACTGATCTGGCGCGAGAAGGCATCCCCGCTCGGACAGTTGACGTCGCGGCTTGCGCCGTCGACTCTCCACAGCAACGGAACCGACTCTGGTGGGCTGCGATCGGAGGCGGTGTGGCCAGCGCCGAAATCGTCGGCGGCGGGGCCGGACTTCGCCAAACTGGAGCGGAGCGACACGGGGCCATCGCTGCAAACGGTCATGGCGGGGACGGTCTACTGGCCGGCGGTGAAGGCGAGCGCAGCCGGGGAGACTTCGCGGAGCGGGGACCGCAAGGACGAGCCGCTGATGGGCTCTCTGATTCGCAAGGCGCAGTGGTCCACGCCTCGGGCGAGCGACGGAGAGAAGGGCGCACCGAAACAGGAATTCTCGGGCGGCGGGGAGCCGCTGCCAGCCCAGATTTACGCGAACGCGGACAGGATTTTTTGGGCGACGCCGACGGTCCACGGGAACAACAACCGGGCGGGGATTTCGGAGAAAGCCGGGGACGGGCTGGGGACGCAACTGCGTGGCGCGGAGACTTCGATGTGGGTGGCCCCGTCGGCGCGGGACTACAAGGATTCGGAGGGGATGGCGACCGAGGGCGAGCAGGTGGACGGGGACCAGATCGCGATTCCGGGGCTGGAGAAGCACCGCCAGCGCATCGACCAGTTACCACGCCAAATGGTCGCAACGGGACGTATTGGAGCGGGTGGCAATGGATCAAGTGTCACGACGGAAAAGCGCGGCGCGCCGAACCCGGTATTCGCATGCTCGTTAATGGGATGGCCGGAAGAATTGATCTTTGGCGCCTTGCGGGCAATTCAATCGTTCCGCAGCTTGCCGCGGAAGTCCTCGGGGCGATCCTCGACGCGGAAAAGGAAATAGCGTCAAATACCGTTTGACACCCATATCCTGGGCTGTATTGTGAAAATCGAAGCCAACGGGGCACTGAGCCCCACCCGAACCCGGAGACTGAAATGGCCAACAAATTCTACCCGCAGCAAAATGTTTTCCTCAAGTACGGCGGCGAGGCGTTCGACGTGATCGAATGCAACGGCTCCGTCACCACCGTGCGCAACGCGGCTGGCGAGGTGTGCCATCTGCCGGTCGGTGACTTGATTTCCTACGGCCCGCACCACCTCGTTAATCAGGAAACCGGCGACATCGACATGATCGCGGTGCGCAAGATCGCGGCCATCCGGGCCATGCGGGAATTCGGTTCGGCCAATTATCCGCCCTCGTACCTGCGCGACTCCATCAAGTTTTACATGGACACGGCACAGATGATGCACCACCGCCGTCGCGCGGAGTTGGGCTTGCCGGATTTGCAGACTTACACGCCCATGTCGGACATGCTGGCCGATGGCCTTGAACAGTATGGAGCGGACTGATGGCCAAGGGAAAGAAACTGTTTTATTTCGCGGCGACGCAGGCGGGTGATTTCTGGGTGGTTAGTCGGGGCCATGCCTTCAAGCGTAACGGGAAAGAGGAATTCGTGGTTACCGGCTGGGACGCCGCAAAGCGGCACGTCTACATATCCCGCGATACTCAACATATCGTTGTGACCGGCGAAACCGATTTATGGGACTCGTGCAATATGCAGTTTCGCTCCAGCCCGGAGAAGGCGTGATGACCCCAGCACAGACCACAGCAGATGCAGGGCGGGCGCTGAAATGCGACATGTGCGGGAAGCCGCTAAAATCGCGACGGTTCCAGATTTCGGTTTTCATGCGCCCTGATCGCACCATGACCGTGGGACCGGATTGCTACAAAAAGGAACGTGAAGCCGTCGCGCAAATGAGGGCGCGTTTCACGCCCGCAGAACTTGACGCCAAACGCACCGCCCTTGCCGCTGCAAAGACTGGCGGTGCGAAGTGAGCGAACCGGGGTACATGCTCAAGAAGCCGTGCAAGAACTGCCCATTCTCGCCGCTGGAAACGCGCATCACGTTCAGTTGCAAGGAGCGCGCCGAGGAGATTTCCGAATCCGCATATCGTCGCGGATTCCCGTGCCATTTGTCCGCAGTAAACCACGAATTGCCGGACGGGGAATCCACCGGGTTCATGTTCGGCGGCAATACCCAGCATTGCGCCGGCGCGATCATGATGTTTCTGCGTGATGGCCACGAGTGCGGCTGGCCGGGCATCTACAATGACGAGGATTTGGCGGAGAAACTGGAGGCACACATGGACTGGTCGGCGCCTCACTACGAATCCGAGGAAGATTTTATCACCGGAGCGGTCCGATGATCGACCTCCAGCACTGGCTGAAAATCCACAAGGGCGACGAGGGTCGCGCGGTCCTGTCGTTCATGGCAGCAAACCCAAACGTGCGCCCGTCCGCCATCGCGCGGTATCTGGAGGAACTGTCATGCAGATCGTGAGGCGCGAAACCATCGGATCGTGGACCGCGCATGTGGTCGAGCGCCCAGCCGGGCATTATCTCGTGGTGAAGGCACCGGACACCCCGGACGTCATCAAGTTTCTGGCCGCTAATTTCGCTCAGTCCATGCGGATGGTCGATCGGATCGTTGAAAAGGCCGAGGGGCGCGCAGCATGAAGGGCTCCGAATTGCAGGAAATCCGTGAGCGGATGGGGATGGAGCGCGTCACGTTCGCCCACGCCCTCGGCTACAGCGGGGACCCTGGAAATATCTACAAAACCATGAAGCGGTACGAAATGAGCGACCGCGTGCCACCTCTATTGGCCCGGCTGGTGTTCCTGCTGTCATGCTTCTACGCCAACACGGCGATCGAACTGGACCGCGACCGCATCCCGAAATGGCCGGAGGGTTGCTGATGCTTCTGGTGTTAAAGGGGACCTTTTGTATCCTGCTCGTCCAGATCGCCGTTACGATGCTGGGTTTTTATTTCCTCTATCCAAAAAGGACCGAAAATGCTCAAGACCCTATCCTGCATTACCCTGTTTCTTATCTCAACTGCGGCGTTCGGCCAGCAGCCGACGCAGTACACACTGACCGTAACGCCGCAGGATGTGCAGGTGATCGGCAACGCGCTGGGCGCGCGGCCCCTCGCCGAGGTCAGGGACCTGTACCAACGTCTTGAGGCGCAGGTCATCGCCCAGAACCAGCCTAAGCCACCGGCAGCGCCGGCTGAACCCGCCAAGCCAGCGGAGTAAACCGTGCGCCGCGCCGACCAGGAACTGCTGGACCTATTCAAGATTTCCGACGGTAGGGTGGTGACCACGAAACAGGTCGCCATATTCGTGGGCGCGTGTCCGGCCACGCGCACGGGGCTAAAAGATGCCGCCCATGCTGTGCGGCGTCTGCGCGATGTTCTCCCCGCAGGGTGCAGGATCGAAACCATCCGCGACGTGGGGTATGTTTTTAAGCAGGAAGGGATTCAGTCGTGACCGCGAAAATGGACAATTCCCCCGACAACCAACAGGGGGTGAGAGAGGCGTTGGCGCTAACTCCCGAGTCTTATGTTTTCGATTTTATAAGACAGGGCGAAACGAATGGCCTCCGGTTGGAGCCTTGGGAGCAGGCTTATCAGGATGCCGGGCTGATCGAGAAGGCCGAGAAACTTGGCTATATTTACATCGCCCGCAATGTCGCCTGTGACATTACGGTCACCGCTCATGGCAGAACAGCCGCAAAACTCCACGCCGCCCTCAAGGACGCCATTCTCTCCGCTCTTAGTGAGGGGCCAGACTACAAATCGCTCTACGCCGCCGAAATGAACCGGGCCACTGAATTGACGCTAGAAGTGGACAGGCTCCAGAAACTCGTGGACGCCAAGACCGGCAAATTGAGCGACGGTATTGCTGCGGGTTTAAGGGCCTGCGGAGTGGACGAGTAGCCACCGGATATGGCACTCTGCCGGAAAGGAGAATCCCGTGGCAAAGCCCTCCATCCCGCAATCCGATCTGTCTCGCGCACAGGCCAGCGAACCCGATGATTCGTGGCCCACGGAGGTCAAGATCAGTGTCAAATGGCCAGCGCCGAACGGCAAGGTCCTGGTGCGATCGGAGACGATCAGCGCCGATCAGTTTTTTGGCCGCGGCGTTCACGGCGCCCCGTTGAGCGGGGAGCACGTCATCGGCATCATCGAGCGGATGCGCCGCGCAGGCGCACCCACGGTTAAGCGGATTCGATAATGGCCAAGATCAAAACCGAATACTGGGCGATTGACCGGCTGACGCCGTACCCGAACAACGCCAAGGACCATCCGCCCGAGCAGGTGGCAGAACTGGTCGCCATCATCAAACAGGTTGGATTCGTTCAGCCGATCCTCGTGGACGGGGCCGGGGAGATTATTGCCGGCCACGGTCGCCTCCTCGCGGCGCAGTCCCTGAAAATGGAAACCGTGCCGGTGATCCAGTTGAAGCACCTCACCGAGCCGCAGATCATGGCCCTGCGGATCGCGGATAACTCGGTGCCGCTGCGCGGGACATGGAATCCCGAAATCTTGCAGGCCGAACTGGAGCGGCTGACGGATATGGATTTCGACATTTCCGCGTTCGGGCTGGACAATATCGAACTCCCGCCGATCGAGGAATTGGGCGCCGAGGCCCCGCCGGCGCGCAACCGCACCAAGACCACCATTTTCCTGTCTGTGAAAAACGCCGACGCCAGCAAGGCCCGCAAGGCGTGCATCGCCGCGCTTAACAAAGCAAAAATTGAACACAACCTCTGAGGATTCCAGAATGGAGTGGCTGGTAAATGGATTTCTCGCCCGCGTCGGTTGGGCGCTTGCTGATTTAGCCGTGGGAATTGCGGTCATCCTGGTGATCCTGTTGGTGACCCTTGGACCTTCTTGGCTGCGCCAGCGGCGATGTTCTCACCCCCGGTTTCACGAAACCAGAGCGTGCGATGCTGTGTGCTCGGACTGTGGGTGCAATCTGGGATTTATCGGCGCGTGGCGGGAAAAGGTAAAAGCGAAATGAAGTGGATGAAAACGATTTGGGCGCTGATCTGGCCGCCCGTCCCGGTCCACCTGCGCAAGACCATCGTTTATGACCGATACGAATTGGCGCAACGCACCGCGGCCCGGTTCGATGGCATGATGACGCCCGAGGAAGTCATGGGCGTGTGGGATCGCCACCCCGAGTTCGGACCAGGCGGCGAGTTCTGGACCGAGAGCGATCTGGCGCCGGAGAGGTCCGCATGAAACTGACCTATGACGACGGATCGACCGGCGAGGATGCCCTGTTCGACAGAACTGAGGACTGCCAACGAGCGGTGGTCGCCGCGCACCTCGGGCTTTGTGTCGAGCATCCAGACACATGGCCACGGGCCACCATTCATCGGCTCCTCGCCATCCGTAAGCTAAAGGGGGAGCGCAGGTTCAACGAGGAAATCGCGGCCATGATGATGCCCCCCGGCGACGGTGCGGCGTTGCAATCCGCCGCCCACCCGAGCATCGCCCCTGATGCGATCGAGGAAACCACCATCGAAATCCCATCGTGGGTGATGGTACAGCGCCTCGCCCAGCACCTCCACGAGGTCGCCAATCACGAGGAGGATCGCCTGCTCTCCTACCTCGCCAACGGTATCGCCACCCACGCCGATCACATGCGCAAGAAAGCCGGGGCACCCGAGCAACGCGGCCTCCGCATCCTCAAGATTGAGCCCGGCCAATAATGCGCTTTGATGATGTCACCGGCAGAATGGGCGGCATGGTCAACCGCCCCGGAAAGCAGGGCCACGGGTTGCCCCTGAACGTGGCTATCCCGGCGATGGCGAACATCAGGATATGGCAGGCCGTATATGGCGGCTACACGTGGGTGATCCAGTTTGAACCCGGCCTCCCAGAATGGTCCGAGGAAGATGCCAATAAACACAGCGGATACACGGCGTCGTATCGCCGTGCAGATCACAAGGACAGTTCCCGCACCATCAAGATCGAAGGCGGTCCTTGGGGCACGTTCACCGCCGCCGAAAGAGCATGTGAGCAGACATGGAAAAGTATCAGGGATGCCAATTAGGGCTTGATCCCACGGCCTAACCCCATGCTAAACCGTCCAGATGCCAGCACTAAATAGCCCCCGCGCCGAACTTGCATGTCAGGCCCTTGCCTCGGGTAAGGATCAAAAGGCTGCCTATATCGCTGGCGGGTATGTCTATGCGCCGGCCAGTGCTCACAAGTTTTTCCGCCGGCCAGAGAACGCCGCGCGCGTAAAGGAACTGCTGGAGCAGCGGTATGCTGCCGAGGGCAAGGCCCGCGAAATCGGCATCGAAAAGGCCGGATTGACCGAGGCGTGGATCATCGAACGCCTGAAATACCTCACCGAGCGGTCGCTGCGGGGCAAGCCGATCCTGGACAAGGACGGCAAGCAGACCGGGCATTTCAGCGGCAACCCCGACGGCGCGACCGCCGCGCGATGCCTGGAACTGGCGGCCAAGATCAAGGGCCTGCTGGTCCACAAGGTCGAGGTGGGCGACCCCGGCGACTTCGCCCGGCTGGACGACGAGAAGCTGGACAGCGAGATTGACCGCATGGCCGCGGCGCTCGGGTATGTGGCGCCGAAGGGCTCGAAGCGGCCTGCCACCGAGCACTGACGTTACTTGACGTTCGTAACGTGACATGCGATGGTAACACCATCGACGCGACAAACCAGAAAGGCTCTCGCCCATGTCCACCGCCCGCCATGAAGTCGTCTGCATCCTCCGCCACGGCGCAAGTTTCAAGAACACCGAGGGCGCTGACTTCGCCGCCAAGGTGACCTACCTCACCCACACCCCCGGACAGGTTTACGACCCGCGTGTGGGTGTGTTGCAGGAGCGCCTTATCCCGATCCCCGGCGTGTACTGGTGAGGGGCTGGGACGATGCACGGTCGCACCTTCCAAGCCAGAATCATCGGCCTCAAGGCCACGGTATGGGACGATAGCGCCCATCGTGGCCGATGCGGCACCATCAAGTCCCGCTCCGGCGTTGGTCGGAAGGGCAAAGGCACCGTCGATATTACATTCCCCGATGGCGGCACCCACACCGCGCCATTTGATCGTGTCGCCCTCGGCGACAATAGCCACGCGGAGTCGTCCTCATGACCGCAGCACAGAACACAGCAGATGCAGGGCGGGCGTGGCGCGTCCTCAACGTGTATGTGAAGGACAGGAAGGATCGGAAAAATTTTGCTGATCCCGTAACAGCGAGTGAATGGGCCGAACTGCTCAAAGACTTCCCGCAACGCGCCCGGCATCAAGCGGCGGACCTTGCTGCTCACAATTGGGATGTCGCCATCGTTGGTGGCCGACTGTTAATCCACACTCGTTGGGGCACAGGAAAATGGTGGGACAAGGACGCGGCGACGCCAATCCGCATGACGGAGGATGAATACCTCACACTGTACGGCAGGAAATTGCGGCCCTCCGAGGAGCCTTCCACGTCGCCAGACTACGCCGCCCTTGCCGCGGCAAAGACTGGCGGGCAGCCGTGAGCGACCTACGCCCGGCACTTTCCGGGGCAAATCTCATGGCCACCATCAGGCAGTTGCGCCGCGATCAGCCGCGCAACAAGCTGGTTCTGTACGTGTGCGACGCCTGCGAGGACCTGTTACGCAAGAAGGCCGGGAAAACGCCGCTCACCCGCGCCGAGATTCAGAAGGCATATCGAGAGCGGCAAAAGCAGAAGGCCAAACCAAAATGATAAATCGAGGAATCGCAGGGCTCGTCGCGGGGGCCGCAGCGGCCATGAGCATCGGGATGATGGGTATGGATTATGCGCGGCAACCGACGCCGGAGCCTCGCAGATCGCGCCCCTCTCCGAAGCGCAAGCCAAAGCCGTATGATTACGTTCCGCGCGCGGGCAAGCAGTACCGGATCAAGGGCTGTCGGCCATGACCCGGCTCCGCGCTATTGACCAGCGGTTGATCGACTGGGTGCAGGCGATTTACCTGTGGATATTCGACCGCACCGGGATGCAGGTGGGAGTTTGCACATTCCTGCTGTTGGCCCCGCTGTTCCTTATCCGTGGTGTCGATGGATGGGGCGCGTTCATCGCCCTCGCTATGTGCGGGCTTTATTCGTTTCTGCTGGTGGCTGCCCAGACCACCGGGCTGGCGACCTTCAACATGATGGCGCGGGGCTGGCGCGAGAGTCCTTTCCGGCTCGCCGCGATGGCTTTAGACGTGGGGTTCTTGGTGGCCGATCTTATCACCCTTGATCTGGCACGCATGGCCGGGGACGTGATCCTGATAGTGGTGTTCTTGTATCTGTCCTGCATCCAGTTGCGCGACCGGGAGCCGCCCGAGCACCGTCAACTCGCGCCAGAAGGATCAAGCGCATGATTCTCACCGAGGAAGAAGCCGAGGCCAAGCGATGTCAGGAGTCGTTCGGCTCGCAGGCAATGGCCCCGATGGGTGCTTTCCCAAGCACGATGCACGCCGTCGCCGCCGCGCCGATGTCGCCGATGAACTGTATCGGATCGGCCTGCATGGCGTGGCGGTGGCACGGTGATTGGGGTGACCGCCCTGTAGACGAATCTGTTTTGAAGCACTGGGAACGTAATGGATGGGTCAAGGTTGAGGACCCATTTCTTGAGGTCGGAACCGTAGCGATCAGGTTCAACGGGCGCCGGGACGGCTACTGCGGGAAGGCTGGCAAGCCATGAAAGAAGATCGGCGACGAGTGGGTCCACGGCTGCGCGAAGTGTGGGGTCTGACCAGTGATTGATCCCTACGAAACCCTCGGCGTCGATCGAGGCGCAACGGAAAGCGACGTGCGCGGGGCGTATCGGCGCGCGGCCAAGAAGGCGCATCCCGACGCCGGCGGGACGTCCGATGCGTTCGAGGCGTTGTCCCAGTCGCTGGCGCTGCTGACCGACAAGAAGCGGCGCGAGCACTATGACAGGACCGGCGAGTGGCAACCGAACGATCCTGCAAATCCGCTGTCCGGCCCCATGAGCGTGCTGATGACGTTTTTCAATCAGGTGGTGACGGAGTTCATCGCCGGGAATGGCCCGGACCCGACCCAGTGCAATCTGGTGGCGCACGGCAAAATCTATCTGCGCCAGAAACTCGAAACCCTGCGCGCCACCCAGGCCATGGGCGAGAAGCATCTGGCCACGGTCGAGAAGATCAGCGAACGACTGGCCAAGAAGGGCGGGGCCGATCACCTCAAGCCCGCGTTGGAGTGGCAGGCGCGCCAGATCAGGGAGCAGTTAAAACCTGTCGTCGCCGACATCGAATCACATACCAAGGCGATCGACATGCTGGCGGAGTACACGTTCACGGCTGACCCGCCACCAATGCAGAACTCTACATTTTGGGGTACTGGCGCGGCGGGACGGGGATGGGTGGGATGACTGAACTGCGCCGGATCGCGCCGATACCGATGCCTCCCGATCTGGTGCCTGCCTCCGATTTCGGCGGCGTTCCCGTGTTGGCATGGTCCGATCCCACGGACCTCTATGTGGACGGCTCCTATCAGCGGGATATGTCCCGCCGATCTGCCGCCCTCATGAAAAAAATGTTCGAGGAGTTTGCTTGGGCGCACATCAAGGTGCCCAACGTGGTCGAGGCCAAGGGCAAAAAACTGGTGATCGACGGCCAGCACACCGCGATCGTGGCGGCGTGCCTGCGCATCAAGAGAATCCCCATTCTGATCGTGGAAGCGAAAGAGGTGGCCGCCCAGGCCCATGCGTTTGTCGGTCTGAACACCGACCGCGTGCGGGTGTCGCCGTTCGACATTTACCGCGCGCTGATTCGCTCCGGGGACGAGGACGCGATGGATGTGGACAACGTATGCAAACGCGCCGGCGTGCGTATCCGGCACCTGAGCCCCACCTGCGTGGTCGCCGAGGGCGATACGGCGGCACTGGGGACGATCCAGCGACTGGTGCGGACGCGCGGGGTCATCAACTCACGCAAGGTCCTCCAGACCCTTGTGCTGGCCAAACGCACGCCGATCACGCCATATGAAATCAGGGCCGTGGAAAACATCCTGTGCAAGCATCGCCCGGACGTGGAGCCCGAGCGGCTGGCCCGGATCATCCGCAGCAGCGGCGCATTCATGGATGCGAAGCATCGCGCCCAAAAGGCGGGAATCCCGATATACCGTTCGCTGGAGGACGAATGGCTGGCGCGAATCAAGGGCTGAAATCCGAGGAGCAGGCATACTGCGATGCTCTGGAGGAGGAGAACGAGGAACTGCGGGAGCGCATCCTCCAGTTGGAGAAAGAACTGGGAATGCACATCGAGGTCCCGCTGATGTTCGACATCACCGCCAGCGAGGCGCGCGTGCTCGGTGCCCTGCTGGAGCGCGATCTGGTGACCAAGGAAACCGGGATGCTGGCGCTGTATTCGGACAAGCCTCTGGATTCCGAGGTGGAAATCAAGATCGTTGACGTGTTTATCTGCAAGCTGCGGCGCAAACTGAAAAAGTGGGATGTGGAAATCCTCACGGCATGGGGCCGCGGTTATTACTTAGACGAGGAAAACAAGGCCAAGGTGCGCGCGTACCTGCCCAAGCCTGCGGTGCTCGCAGCGGAGTAACCAGTGAACCAGCAGAACACCCGCGCCATGCAGGAGCGGTTCGCCCAAGCGGTCGCGGAAAGAGAGCGGCGGCAGGCGAAAAAACTGATGGCCCAGCGCGGCTATCGCGACGAGGAAACCGGCGAATGGGTCGGCGGCCTGCTGGCGTTCATCCGGTACTATTGGCACATCCTGGAGCCGGGCACGGTTTTCCGCGATGGCTGGGCTCTGGAGGCGATCTGCGAGCACCTTGAGGCGGTGACGTTCGGCGAGATTGACCGGTTGCTGGTCAACGTCCCGCCGGGTTTCATGAAATCGCTGGTCACCGATGTGTTCTGGCCTGCGTGGGAGTGGGGGCCGATGGACCTCGCCCACCTCCGCTATGTGGCATTCTCGTATTCCGCCAGCATCACCGAGCGCGACAACGACAAGTTCGGTGTTCTGATCGGCAGTCCCGAATACCAGCGGATGTGGGGTGATCGGGTCAAACTGCGCAAGCGCGGGCAGGGCGAAGTCTCGAACTCCAAGCATGGCCGCAAGTTCGCCTCCTCGGTCGGCGGCGTCGGCACCGGTGAGCGTGGCGATCGGGTCATCTTTGACGACCCGCACAACGTGAAAGACAGCGAATCGCTGACGGTGCTGCCCGAGACGGTGCGTTGGTTCCGCGAGGCCATGTCGAACCGCCTGAACGACATGAAAACCGGCGCCATCGTCATCATCATGCAGCGCGTCCACGAGGCGGACGTGTCCGGCACGATCATTGAGGAGGGGATGGATTACACCCACCTGATGATCCCGATGGAATTCGACTGGGACCGGGTGACGGACCCCGACACCGGCGAGGCGATCCCGAACGGTTTCGGATGGGTGGACCCGCGGTGGCAACCCGAGCGCGATGATTGCGACGGCGAACTGGCGTGGCCCGAGCGTTTCGATGAAAAGGAAGTGGCGCGCCTCAAAAAGGACGTTGGCCCCCACGCATGGGCTGGCCAGTACCAGCAGACACCGAAGTCCCGCGGCACCTCGATCATTTCGCGGGAATACTGGCAACTGTGGGACGACAGCGACGGCAAATTCCCGCCGTTCGAGTACATCGTGGCGTCGCTGGACTCGGCATACACCAAGGACAAGCAGAACGACCCCAGCGGCTTCACGATGTGGGGCGTGTTCCGCAACGAGCGCGGCCACCGCCGCATCATGCTGATCCACGCATGGCGAAAACGCTTGATCCTGCACGGCCCCAAGGTGGTGAAAAAACCGAACGAGCACGTGTCGATGTATCGGCGCCGGGCGATGCCGCACTGGGGCCTGGTCGAGTGGGCGGCGGACAGTTGCAGCCGGTTTCAGGCGGACAAACTCCTGATCGAGGCCAAGGCCAGCGGCATCGACGTCGCGAACGAAATGCGCCGGCTGCACGCGCGCGAGGGCTGGGACATCGAACTGGTGCCGGTGTCGCAGGACAAGGTTTCGCGCGCGGTCGCGGTCCAGCCGACGTTCTCGCAGGGCATGGTCTACGCCCCGGATCGGCAGTGGGCTCAGGACGTGATTGACGAAATGGACGTTTTTCCAAAGGGCCGATGGGACGATTTGACGGACTCCGCGACGCAGGCCATCAAGCATCTGCGCGCGATCGGCATGGCGTCGTCGGACGAGGAGGCCATTGCCGAGGAGCGTGAGAACGTGAAGCCGAAAAAGAAGATGAAGCCCTTGTACCCGGGGATGAGGGCTACCTGACGAATCAGTTACGTTCCTCGTGCATCACGAGGGGCGTCCATGGACCAGATCACGGGGACATCTGCGTTTTTGAGTTCGTGCGCGGGCAAGGAAGCGTTCACAGGACGCGCGCGGGCTGATAAGGCTGCGAAGCGGAAACCGAACCGCACGCCATATCGCTGCGAGCATTGCCGCCTGTGGCATGTGGGGATGAACCCGCCCAAGCATTTCGACAAGCGATACCGCAACAATGGAAAGCGAAAGAGGACCTGATGGACATTCTGGAGAAGTTACGGGAGATCGCCGATGCGCCGGCGTCGCAAATATCATCCAGCCCCTCGTGGGCCGATCGCATCCAGACCACCGCCCGAGCCGCCGTCGAGGAAATAACCGGCCTGCGCGCCATCGCTGGCAACGCCCGGCCATCCTCGTTCGGGGATGTAAAGGCCGGGCTAAAGCCGAACCCACACTTGACCGACACCAAGGCCAACGAGGAGAGAAACTGATGGTCAAGATCGAAAAGGGCGTGACGCTGGACGCAGCCGGTATGGCGTGCGTGTCATTGCTGGAGCAGGTGCTGTCCGACGCCAAGGCGGGCCGCGTCACCACCGTGGGCGTCGTGTGCATCGGGCCGGACGATTTCGGATCGGCGCACGCCGGGCCTGACGCCGCCAAACTGAACATGGGCCTCGATGTGCTTAAGCGGACGGTGCTGGAGATTGTCGCGCCGCCGCGCAAGTCCGGGCCATCCATCCTGCGAGGCTGATTTGTCTCGGCATTTCGGGATACCGCGCAAGCCATCACCGCCTCGCGGCCCGATCTGGCCGACTGTAGCCATCGCTGGAATTGTGGTATTGACGGCCCTGTTGGTTTTTATCGGGGTTTGAGCAATGGCACAGGCTGGGCTGGCGGCGGATAACGTCCATGTCGTGATCGAGGACGAGGACAACCCGGTTCGGCGCGATCCGGTCACCGGCGCGCTGGAAATCGACCAGGGCGACGGCGGGGTGGTGGTCCAGTTCAACCCGCAGGACGAAACCGGCTCCGACGATGAAGTGGACCCGGAAAAGTTCTACGAAAACCTCGCCCTCAAGATTGACGAAACACGCCTCAACGTCATCGGGAATGAACTGAACGAGGCGGTGCAGGCGGACGATCGGTCCCGCGCCAACACCCTCGCCATCCACGCCCGCGGTCTGGACCTGCTCGGCATCGAACTGAAAGACCCATCCACCAGCGTCGGGGGTGATTCGTCATCCGCGTTGGACGGCATGAGCACGGTCACGAGCCCGCTCCTGCTGGAGGCGTGCCTGAAAGGATGGGCGAACGCGGAGGCCGAACTGCTGCCCGCCGAGGGGCCGTGCAAGATCGACAATGTGGGCCTCACGCCGAATCAGCAGAAGGATGAACTAGCCGACGCCCTCGAACTCGGCATGAACACCTATCTGACCGACGTGGCCAAGGAGTATGTGCCCGACACCTCGCAGATGCTGCTGTGGGGCGTGTATTTCCGGGGAGCCGGGTTCAAGAAGGTGTTTCGGTGCCCGCTGCGCCGCCGCCCCGTGTCCGACAGCGTTTCAGCGCAGAACCTGATCGTGTCCGACACCACCAAGGACCTCGCCGCCTGTGCGCGAATCACCCACGAAATCCCCATGCGTACCTCGGTGCTCAAGCGGATGCAGTTGGCCGGCGCGTATCGCGACATCGAACTGACGCAGCCCACCGCCACCAGCGACGTCGTGGACGAGAAGATCGCCAACATCCAAGGCACGAACCCGCACAACGAGCGGCCCGAGGATGAGCCCTACACGATCTGGGAAATCCAGTGCGAACTGGACCTGCCCGAATACGCCCCTGCGAAGTTCAAGGGCAAAGGCATCCCGCTGCCGTATCTCGTGACCATGGACAAGGACACGCAGGAAATCCTCGCGATCCGCCGGGACTGGAAGCCCGAGGACGAGGAGTGCGAGCGCAAGCGGATGTATGTGAAATATCCGTATGTGCCGGGTCCGGGTTTCTATGGCACCGGACTGCTGAACATCCTCGGCAATTCGTCGGCGGCGATGACCGCGGCGTGGCGCGAGGCTCTGGACGCGGGCATGTTCGCCTCGTTCCCAGCGTTCCTGATTTCCAAACTGGCCGGGCGCCAGAACAGCAGCGATTTCCGTGCAGGCCCGGCGCAGGGCATCCCGATCGAAACGAACGGAATGCCAATCGGCGATGCCGTCATGGGCTTCCCGTACAAGGACGTGACCCCCGGTCTGATGGGGATGATCGACAAGATTACGGCGGCGGCCAAGGAAGCCGGCGGCTCGCCTGACATCCCGGTGGGAGAGGGCACGGCCAACATCCCGGTCGGCACCATGCTGTCCCTGATCGAGCAGGCCACCAAGGTCATGGCGGCGGCGCACAAAGGGATGCACACCGCTCAGTCCGAGGAGTTGCAGATGCTCGCGGACCTGTTCCGCGAGGACCCGGAGGCATTCTGGCGCTGGAACAAGAAGCAACGCGATTACTGGGACGAGCAGAAGCTGCTCCAGGCGCTCGGCCTCTACACGCTGGTGCCGAAGTCGGACCCGAACATCCCGAGCCACATTCACCGGCTCCAGCGCGCGGTGGCGTTGGTGCAGTTGTGCGACAGCCCTAGCCTCGGTTCGATGATGAACAAGGAGGAGACGTTGAGGCGCGTCCTCCGGTCGATGAAAGAGGACGACCAGGGGCTTATCATGCCGCCTGCGCCGCCAACCGATCCGGCGAACGATCCGAAGGTGATCGAGGCCAAGGCCAAGGACAAGGCTGCGGACGGCAAGATTTTGGACGCGCAGGCCAAGATGGGGTCGAATCAGGTGCGCGCCGCCGACATCGAGTTGAAGGGGAAACTTGGCGTTCAGGCGCTCCACACCGAGGGCGCGCTGAAATCCGTGGACATGGCGCAGACCATCCTCAAAACCGGCGCGCAGCGGCGCAATGATGACCGCAAGTTCGGTCTGGACACCAGCAAGCACAAACTGGACATCGGGGTGGCCGCGCACGATGCTGCGATCAAGACGCACGAGGCATTGAAGCCCGATCCGCCGAAAGCAAAATAGCCATGCCCGCAGACAGAATGATGCCCCGATACCAGTGCCACAAACAGGTATGGGCGCTGGAAATCCGATACATCAACCGCGAGACGCCGGGCAAGGTTCGGCTGACCTTTATCGACAAGGATTATGAACCGCTGACCTTTGACGAGAGCGACCCGCTGTTCGCGCGGTACAATCCGATCCAGCGGGATTTTTATGTCGTCTACGATGACGGATATGCGTCGATCAGCCCGAGGGACGCCTTTCTCGCTGGCTACACCCGGTTGACGTGATGGAATACCCCTACATCTACCGCTGGCGGCGGAATGGCCGTATCGGCCAGCGGTGCAAGGTGACCGTGCGCGGCACGATGAATTCGTGTCTGGTGGTGTTCGAGGACGGCTACACCATGGTGACGAGCCGCAACGCGATCAGGAAAGCGAAGTGATGGGCGCATTTATCGTTTCCGGCTCGATCATCCTACTGACCCTGCTCTATTGCATGATCCTACTCGGGGCGAACGCGAACATGCCTGCGCCGAGCGTCCATGGCTATGACGTCAAGGGACCGTTCTTTACCGGCGTCGTTCTTGCCGGTCTGGTCGCCGCGTCCCACTGGATTCCGCCCACCGGGTGGTGATCCATTGCCGAAAATGACGAACGGTGCCATACATAGCGCCGTTCCCCCGCTGGGATGACATCATGCTGCGCGCGTTCAGCGACCTCTCATAGGAGCATCCCGTGTCACATCCATATGCCGGAATTCGTCAAGGCAAGGTCGAGAAATCCCGCGTCCACAAGATCGCGCACCGCGCGGCTGGCGGGCGCATCGAGCATCCGAACGACGTCAAGGGCGTCCTGAGCAAGCAGAAGTCCATCAGCGCGCCCACCAAGGAAGTCAACGGCGACACTGCGCCGAAGGCCAAGCAGCGGGCTGATCGCCCCGGACGCAAGCGCGGCGGTCGAGCACCGAAGGGTGGCAAGACGGTGGTTAACGTCATCACCGGCGGCGCACAGCCGCCCGCCGCCCCATTGCCTCCTGGTCCTCCTCCGGGGATGCCGCCGATGGGTCCACAGGGCCTCGCGGCGAAACCGCCGATGATGCCTCCTCCCGGCGCGCCTCCGGGCGGTATGGGGCCGGGCTCGGTCCCGATGATGCGCAAGCGCGGCGGTCGCGTGAACGACGGCACCAAGGTGTTCAACAAGAGCATGAAGGAAGCCGGCGAACGCCCCATCAAGCACATCAAGGGCAAGAACGACCTCAAGGACATGAATCGCGGGCGAGTGGTGACGTTCAAGACCGGCGGCGGCGTGGCGGTGAAATTCCGCGCCAAGGGCGGTCGGGTTGAAGCTCCGCAGGGTGTCGCCGCGGCCACGAAACTGCCCGGCGGTGCCGGTGGCGGCGAGGGCCGGTTGGCCAAGGCGCGCCGCGCAAAGTAATCTACCCCCGGCCTCGGTGCGATGCTCGTACCGGGGCCTTAACACGAGGAGTCTACATGGACGATCAAGACAACACCGGCGCGAGCGTCGCCGGGAATTCGCAGGGTGGTGTCGGCGCGCAGCAGGGCGGCCAGCAGGACCCGCAGCGGCTGGACCCACGGAGCGGCGGTGTCGGCAGCGAGTATCCCATCCCGTCGATCGGACGCATTGTCCACTACCACCTGACCGCCGAACAGGCCGAGGCGATCAATCGCCGCCGCGAGCACTCCGACAATCACCGCTCGATGCACGCCGCAGCCGCCAACGGCACGATCATCCACGTGGGCAACAAGGCCGCCGAGGGCGACACCGTGCCCATGCTGATCGTCAAGACGTGGGGCCATAACGCTGACAGCGCGGTGAATGGTCAGGCGTTCCTGGACGGCAACGACACGCTGTGGGTCACGTCGACTCACGTCGGCGAAGGCGATCCGGGCACCTATAGCTGGCCATCGCGCCAGTGACGTCCAAGTCCGAACAAGCGGAGCCGGTTGCCCTCTACGTCGAGGAACACCGGCTCCTGCCGATGACGCTGCGGCGCAAACTGGAGGCGCTGCTGGAGGACAAAAGAAACGGCCTGATCGGTGGTCTGGCCAAGACGTTCGATGAATACCGCTACCGCGTCGGCGAGGTCAAAGGACTGTCGGACGCCATCGCCATTTGCCAAGAAGTAGAAAAACAACTATCCCCGGACTAGTTCACCGCGCCGTGCTGGCGCGAATCACATCGCAGGGGCGCACCCATGGACGCTGACACGCTGGTCAGTGCAGACATCGCGGCGAAGCTGGCCGCGGCAGTTTCCGAGTTCGAGAGCGGTTTAAGGATCGGACCAGACGGGGATTCCGGCCTCGCCGTCACCGGCGAACCGTTCGTGGCGTGCAGCCTCGCCGGGCGCTACGATGAAGGCGAATTGCTGCCCATGGGACCCACGGCTTTCGCCGTCATTGACCAGTGGCTGGTGGCCGCCCGCGCGTTATTCCGCATCAACGAGAACTCGGTTCTGTATTGGCGGACGCGGCCCGAAATCCAATTCCAGCCATACACGCCCGCAAGGCCGCCGTTCTCAGAACGCGAGGCGGGGTGGATGATCTATTCCCGCTTCCTCATTTCCGACAAGCCAGCAAAAGGTGAATAATGGGCCGATCGTCCAACAAGATCATTGCGATTTCCGAACGTGTCGTGGACGCCAAGACGGCGCTTTACGAGGCTCTGGACATGCTGCCGATGAACAGCAAGAGCAACAAATCCCCGGCTAAATTCCCTGACGAGGTTTTTCACAACGGCGTGCTGGTGGCGACCTACATCCAGCCGGCGAAAAGCAAGGGCGGCATCATCATCCCCGACAAGTCGCGGGACGAGGACATTTACCAAGGCAGCGTTGGCCTCGTGATCGCGATGGGACCTGCGGCGTTCAAGGATGACCGGATTGCGCAATTCCACGGCGTGGAGTTGAAGGTGGGAGATTGGGTGCTGTATCGTCCGTCCGACGGCCTCGCGATGGAATTCAGCGAGGTGCCGTGCCGCCTTTTCCAGGATGTGAATATCCTGATGCGAGTTCAAGACCCCTCGAAATACTGGTGATCCATGGGGAATACGTTCTTTAGAGAGGAAACGGTGGTCGAGCGTGAGGCCCGCGCCCAGCGGGCCGCAGACAGCCTGTCCACCGAAATGTTTATGCGCTTGAACGTCGATGTGGCGCCCGACAAATTAGCCGTGTGGCTGCAAGAGCGATGGCACCTCGTCAGTCCGCTTGCCCACGCAATTCACCGAAAATAGGAGCATCACATGGCAGGCGACGACGACGAAATCATTGTGACGATCGAGCCGGAACTGGACGAGACGCTGGGCACCGGCGACGCCGATGTGAAGGTGATCGAGGGGCGCGCCAACGAGGACCCGGCGCTGGACCTCAAGAATCAGTTCACCAAGATGCAGGGCGACCTGACCACGGCGAACCAGCGAATCACCTCGGCTGAAACCGAGGCGCAGCGCACCCAGCGCCTGCTGGACGAGGAGCGCGTACGCAACAAGCACCTCGAAACAGAGGTGATTGACACCCGCAAGTCCACGGTGGAGCAGGGAATCACGGCGGCGACCGCCGAGGCTGACGCGGCGCAGGCGGACTATGAGCGGGCGTTCGCGGACGGTGATGCTGCGGCTGCTGCGCGCGCCCAGCGCCGCATGTCGCAGGCGGAAGGCCGTATCAGCCGCCTCACCGAGGCCAAGGAAGATTTGGCGGCGACGAAGCCCGCGCCTCGCAAGGTCGAGGAACAGCCGCGCCGCGCCGCGCCATCGTCCGATCCGGTCGAGGAGTATGTGAAGGGGCGCACCCCCACCACGGCAGCATGGATTCGCGCGCACCCGGATTTCGTCACCGACGCGCGCAAGAACGCCAAACTCACCGGCGCGCACTTCGACGCGGTTGGCGAGGGTCTGACCGTGGACACCCCGGAATACTTCGCCCACGTGGAGAAGTTCTTGGGCCTCAAGGTCGAGGCCAAGCCGGGCGCGGCCCAGCAACAGCAGCGGCGCCCCAGCGCGCCGACGGCTCCCGGCGCGGATGTGGGTGGACGGAACGGCGCTCCATCCACAGTCAAACTGACCAGAAGCGAAGCCACCGCGGCGACGGACGGCACGATCGTCTGGAACTACGATGACCCGAGCGGGAAAAACAAGTTCAAGAAGGGCGATCCCATCGGCCACTCCGAGTTCGCGCGCCGCAAACTGGCGATGGAGCGGGAAGGCCGGTACGACCGGACCTATACGGAGTCCTGAACGTGATTTCGCAGGAAATCATCAACGAACTGTGGCGCTCCGGTTTCACGATCGCGCGCCGCTTGCCGGACCCGACGGATATTCCGCACAAGGAAATCCCCTATTCGCGGTCCTATCAGTGGATGCACCTCGAACACGACAAAATCCACATCGGCAGCGGCTGGGCTCCGGTGCCGAACGAGCGGCATCCTGGTCGCTTTGCCCCGTGGGGCACGGAAGGCCAGATCACATGGAACGGCCTCGGGCTGTTCGAGAAACCCACGTTCGAGGTTGAGGCCGAGCAGGCCGCCAGCCACGCCAAGGCGCACCAAAACTCGCAGGACGCGCTGGGTAAGATGGAGCGGATCGTCAAGGAGGCCGGTTACGAACTGATCGGAGCCGTGGCGACGGTGGGCGAGAATACGCACACCAACACCGTCACCAAGACCATCGACACCACTATCCGCATCCCGAAGGATATGCAGCCGCATGTCTTGGCGATCATGGCGGAGCGGGACAGACTGGGGGAGGCCCACATTCAGGACTCGCTGGAGGTCGCCGCCATCAGCCAGAAATTCCACGAGCACATGAAGGCCAACCCGAACGACCCGATGTGGCCGACCCTTCATGCGTTTATGATGCCCAAGGCCATCGAAAACGTGCGGGCGCGTCTCGCATCATCACAGGAGGCTTAAATGCCACGCAAGACCACAGCACCCGCTGACGACGCCGCGCAGATCACCCGAGCACCCCGCACCCGCGCCTCTCGCGCTCGGGCGGCGGCGCCAGAGCCCGACACTGTGTCGTCGGAGGCACCGCCTCGCCGCGCAGCACCGCGCCCGGCGCGCGAGGCCCCACGCGATCCTGCCCGCGAGCCCGCGCGCAGCGGCGCCGTGATGGTCCAGGGCCGCGACGGCGAGCAGCTTACCCGCCGGCGCACCACCGTAGGCGACATCCACCACGTTCCGGCCAACGAAATCCCCCGCGGCTGGGACTATCAGTGGAACACCGTCACCGTGACCGGGCAGGAAATGCGCGAGGAGCAGATGGTGATGCAGCAGAATGGCTGGCGTCCCGTCCCGGCCTCGCGCCACGCTGGCCGCTGGACCCCGCCTGAGTACAAAGGCGCGATCATCGTCAAGGGGTTGCGGTTGGAGGAGCGCCCCACCGAATTGGGTGACGAGGCCCGCGCCGAGGACGTCGCGCACGCCAAGGCTCAGGTTCGCGATCAGACTGACGTGCTGAAACTGTCCAAGAAGATGCCAGAAGGCATGGCCATCAACAGCCGGAAGTTCAAAGGCACCGGCGGCGAGGTGCGAATCAGCATCGACCAGGCTTTGGACATTCCCCGCCCCGCACACCAGATCGAGGAGTAAGACACTTGCCCGCCAGCGTTCTGATCTATGTGCCTGCGTTTGGCGGGCAGGTTACCGCCACCACGTTCAAGTCCGTCGCAAAGCTCATGCTCACCCTGCAAGGGAAGGGCATGGGCGTCGGGCTCACGTCGCACTCGTTCCCCGACATCGAGCAGTTGCGCAACATGGCGCTGTCGCTCTGGTATGACACCCAGCCGGATTTCAGCCACCTCCTGTTCGTGGACGCGGACATGGGTTTTGAGCCCGCGCTGGTGCTGGACATGCTGCTGTTCGACAAGCCGATGGTCGGCGGCATCTACCCCAAACGCAGCCTGCCGATCGAGTGGGCGGCATCGGCGATCGGCAACGGCGGGGCGGCGGAGACGCGCGGCGGCTTCATGCAGGTGGGTGGCCTCGGGATGGGCTGTTTCCTGATCCGGCGCGACGCCATCGCGACCATGCTGGAGAAGATGCCGCACCTCGTGGACACCCGCGTGAACAACATGGGGATCGGCGGCATCGTGAAGGCCGCCGGCGGCAAGCGGATGATTCGCGCGTTCGACAAGATTGACCACCCCGAACTGGGTGAGACGTCCGAGGACCTGTCGTTCTGTCAGCGGTATCGGGAATGCGGCGGCGAAGTCTGGGGCGCGATGCACCACAAGATGGTCCACACCGGCCCGCACGATTACAGCGGCTGCTACGCCGAGGAAATCATCAAGATGGCCGCGACCGCGCCTAGCGGCGAACCCATCGTTCAGGGTAAGCGCGGGCGGTTCATCGTGAACCCGAACGACACGTTCATTGGCCGCAGCCTGCTGGAATACGGCGAGTGGTGCGATTTCGAGTTGCAGACGATGCAGCCGCACATTCCAGAGCGTGGCGTGGTGCTGGACGTCGGCGCCAATATCGGCACCCACACCGTGGCGTTCGCAGATATGGTCGGCAAGCACGGCCAAGTCTATGCGTTCGAGCCCCAGCCCAGGCTGTTCAAGCGTCTCACTGACAACGTGGTGCTGAACCGGCTGGAGAACGTGCAGGCATCGCGCGCAATTGTGATGGATCGAAACGCAGGAATCCTTCACTTGACGCCACTTCCTGATGATGTTGCCGCGTTTAATTTCGGGGCCGTCCCCGCTGTCGGCGGAGGCGAGGATACCGCGCCATCGGACTGCATCGACTCCATGAATTTGGAGAAGTGCAGTCTTATCAAGATCGACGTGGAAGGCATGGAGGCGCAGGTGATCCGCGGCGCGCGCGAAACCATCACCCGCTGCCGCCCGGTGCTCTACATCGAAAACAACGGGGACGATTCGGAGGCCCTGTGGGGCGAACTGGAGGCCCTTGACTATGAGGCGTTCTGGTCGATCGGGCCGTATTTCAACCCGAACAATTACCTCAAGAACAAGCGCGACATTTGGCCCGGCACGATGCTGTCGGTGAACGTGATCGCCTTCCCGCGCGACATGGCGGCGGTGCTCGGCGTCGGGATGCGTCCGCTGATGGGGCCGGACGATAGCTGGCGCCGAGTGACGTCGCAGGCGGCGGAATAGCGATCCGCTTGCGGACGCGCTCTGCTTGTGGCGTTATGGGCAGGCTGTAGAAACCTCGTCTGGTTTCTCTGGCGACGTCCCTAAACTTCCCCAGCCCGAGCCGCTTCAACGGTTCGGGTTTTTTCATGTCTGTTGACGGTTCCGAAAAAATCTGCGTATAGATTCCGGGCACACCCCACGCCGGGGTTAGAAATTCAGTCGGTGGACCGGGCATAACGCACAGCCCACGTGTCCCGACCTCTCCCGCAGCCGCCGCTGTGGTTTTTCCCGGCTCAATCTTCCGGCAATGCCTGCCAGAAAAAGCCCGTTCCTTGAAACAGGAGTGGTTCTGGCCATGGCCAACACCCAAAGCGCGTTCGGTTTCCGGCACATCGGTTACCTCTCGGGAGCAGGCGTTGACTATCAGCAGTCATCGGGCCTGATCCTCTCGACAAACACCACCAAGATTTTCTCCGGTGACCCCGTTGTCCGCAATGCGAGCACCGGCAACATCGAGCAGGCCGCTGCGACCACCACGCAAATCGCTGGCGTGTTCGTCGGCTGCGAGTTCATCCCGGTGGGTGGCCTTGGTATCCCGCAGTGGTCACCATGGTGGCCGGGCGCTGCGGCGGTTGCCGCAACCGCGTATTTCATCGACGCGCCGAACGCCAAGTTCCTCGTGGCGGCGCTCAACACCGCGATCACCGCCGCAAACGTCGGCGAGAACATCACGGTGAACATCGGCACCGGGCAGGCAATCGGCGGGGGCTTCTCTGGAGCCACCATCGACCAGGCCGGGCTGACGACCGCCACCACCGCGCCGTTCAAGATTGTCGGGCTCTATCAGGGCATCGGCAACGGGTCGGACGCATCCAGCGCATACAACTGGGTTGAAGTCACATTCAACAACCAGGCGTATCGCTCACAAGTCGGCATCGCATAAAGGGGCCTGAGATATGCCAGTCGCACTCGCCAATATCCGCTCCGAACTGCTGCCGGGCCTGTTTGACGTCCGTGGTTCGTATGACATGATCCCACGGCAGTGGGACAAGGTGTTCAAGACCCACAAATCCGCGATGGCGGTTGAGCGTTCGACGCAGATGGCGTTCGTGGCTCTGCCGTTCCTCAAGGACGAGGGCGCGGCCACCCAGTTCGACAACAACGCAGGTGAGCGTTTCACCTGGGCGTTCATCCACATTGAAGTTGCGCTCGGTTACGCGATCACCCGCAAGGCGATTGACGACAACCTGTACAAGGCGCAGTTCAACCCGACCAACCTGAAACTCCAGGAAGCGTTCGCGCAGTTCAAGGAAATTCAGGGCGCCAACGTCCTCAACCTCGGCAACGTCTACAACGCGGCCCAGATCGGTGACGGCAAGGCTCTGTTCGCAACCGACCACCCGTATGACGCTGGCACGTGGGCGAACACCTCGTCCGTGCCGAAGTCGCTCAACGAGTCGTCGCTGATGGCGAACATGACGAACGTGCGTACACAGTTCGTCAACGAACGCGGACTGCGCATCCTCGCGCGCGCCCGCCGGCTGATCGTCCCGCCGAACCTCGAACAGGTCGCAATCCGCCTCACCAAGACGGAACTGCGCCCCGGCACGGCGGACAACGACGTCAACGCCATCCTCACGCTGTCGGGCGGCCTGCCCGAGGGCTTCATCGTGATGGACTTCCTCACCTCGAACTTTGCGTGGTTCCTCACCACCAACATCGAGGGACTTATCCACATGCTCCGCATTCCCTACGAAAGCGACATGTGGGTGGACAACATCACCGACAACCTGCTGGTCAAGGCATACGAGCGTTATTCGTTCGGCTACAATGACCCGCGCGCCGCTTGGGGCGAATTCCCAACGTCGTAACGAGACGGCAGGCAGGAGTATCGAACGATGGCAGCACCCGGCACAGCCTTTAATGGGCCGCTTCTCTCCGGCCCGCGCCGGTACGCAGACAATGCTGGCCCGGCGAACGTCGGGCTGGCAATCCTGTCTCAGACCGCTGTTCTTAACCAGAACAGCACCAACAACGTCAGCGCGACGTTCACGCTGCCGCCGAACTCGCAGATTCTCGACTTCCTCGCGGACACCACCACGGCGTGGAATTCGGCAGCCAGCGCAGGTCTGACGATCGGAACGGCGGCGCTCGGCACGCAGTATGTGTCCAGCATCGACGTCAAGACCAACACGAACCCTCGCGCGGCCATTGCACCGACCACGGCGCAGTTGGCGGCGATGGCGGACATCAACAACAACACCAGCGTGGTCGCCACGGTCGCGGTCAGCGGTGCGACATCCGCCGGTTCTACGCGGGTGACCGTCCGCTACGTCCAGAACCTCGATTTCGAGTGAAAGGGAACTGAGCCATGAAGGGCAAGACTTGCAAAGCCGGCGGCGGTGGCCTCCCGATGAAGGTGTCCGGCAACCCGGATGTGTTCAAGGAAGCCGAAGCCCGCAAGAAGGGCGGTAAGGTCGGCAAGGCAAAGAAGGCCATGAAGGCCGACGGAGCCAAGGCGAAACATCGCCTCGATCGTCCTGGCCGCAAGCGTGGCGGGCGCGTCGGCGCCGACAAGGCCCCGCTTTCCAGCGCGCACGGCACCACGTCGCCGAGCAAGCAGGCGAACTGATTATGAGCAAGCTGACGGGCAAACAGCGCGATGCGTTGCCCGCCAGCGATTTTGCCGGTCCTGATCGGTCCTACCCGATCAACGATATGAACCATGCACGGAACGCGCTGTCTCGGGTCAGTCAGCACGGATACCCGGAGCTAAAAGCCAAAGTCCGCGCCGCGGTGCATCGCAAATACCCCGACATCGGGAAGGGCGAGTAAGGCGGCCTTACACGAGGATCGCGACATGCTCTCCCGCACCGAGACGTACAGCACCACCGGCACCAAGCAGTCGTGGAATCTGGACCCTTCCATTGTTCCGTTCAATGCGTCGGTGGCGTTCGTCCTGAGCGCGGGCACAGTCTCGTACAAACTCCAGTACACCTATGATGAACTGACCCCGACCCAGACCGACAATGATGCGTCATGGTTCGACAGCACCACGTTTGCGGCGGCCACGGCGGCGACCAAGGACGGCCAGATCACCGCTCCGGTAACCCGCGTGCGCGTCGTCATCGCGGCCCTGTCCGGCGGCACGCTGAAAATGACCGTGTTGCAGGGCTTCTCCACGAACTGAGGAGCCGGCATGGCCTCGTCTGGCACCTATAATTTCTCGGCCACCAACGGCGAAATTGTCCTCGCAGCGTTTGAGCGCATCGGGATTCGCGCGCCGTCGCTGCGCGTCGAGCACATGCTGACCGCGCGCCGTGAGTTGAATTTCCTGCTGTCAGAAGCGGCCAACAAGCAAGTCAACCTGTGGAAGGTGGAACAGCTTTCGATCGACCTTGTGCAGGGCACCGCGACCTACAGCATCCCGGCGCGCGTGGTGATGGTGCTGGATGCGTGGATCAGAGTGAACGCCGGACAGGTCACACAGAATGACCGCTACATCACCCCGATCAGCCGTACCGAATTTGCCAGTTTCTCGCAAAAGAGCACGCAGGGGCCGCCGACCACGTTCTGGTTCGACCGGCTGATTGCGCCGACGGTGACGTTGTGGCCGGTGCCGGATGGCGGCGCGGTGCGGACGTTCAACTATTTCGCGTGCGTGCAGATGCAGGACGCCAATCTGGCGGGCGGCGAAACGCCTGACCTGCCGTATCGGTGGCTGGACTGGTTCGCGGCGGGCATGTCGCATCGGCTGTCGCGCGTGTATGCTCGCGATCTGGAGGCGATCCGCAAAGCCGACGCGATCGAGGCGTGGAAGGTGGCGGCGAGCCAGGATACCGAGAACGTCCCGTTCAATCTGGCGCCCGGTATCGGCACTTACTATCGGCGGTGAAACATGGCGAATCGTCCGCATCCACGGCGCGCAGAAACTAACTCGCAGAGCCCGCGAGCGTGGGCGACGTGTCAGCGGTGCGGGTTCGTCACGAACCACGACAAACTGCAATTCCAGTACGAATGGCGCGGCACGCAAATCCAGAACACGAACCTGCTGGTTTGCGACGACTGTCTGGACGAATTGCAGCGCCAGCTTGGCACCATCATCCTGCCGCCGGACCCGATGCCGGTGATGAACGCGCGGCCCGAGCCGTACCCGATTGACGAAATCTGGCCGCGGTTGCTCCAAGGTGGCCAGCCACGGTATCTTGAACGCAGCACCTGCTCCCGCTCGTTGCAGGCCAATCGCTATTACAACACGGACTGACGATGGCGCAGCAGGACACACTCGGCATTTTCACTGGCGGCCAGATGACCGATCTGCCGTCGTTCCCCGGCCCGTTCGACGGGACGGAGTTGTTCGAGGTGGTGGCGCCGGGCAACGCCGCGCTCGGCATCAACTATTCGGTCACGGCGTTGATTCTCACGCAGTTCATCATCGGTCTGATCGCCACGCCTACGTTCGTCACGGACGGCGCTGACATCGGCGACCCGTTCCCGGTTGACCCGACAATACTACGTGTGCTGGTCAACAAGACGATCGGCGCGCCCACCTACATCGAGCTTGACCCGGCCAGCACGTTCCAGGCCCCGGTGCTGATCAAGGACCTCAAGGGCGACGCTGACACTAACCCCATCACGATCACGTTCTCCGGTGGCGACACGATGGACGGCCTGACACAGGTGGTCATCAATAACCCGTTCGGGTATTTCTGGTTTAATCCCCTCGCAGCAGGAAACTGGTATGACGCGGCTTTCTAAGATCATCGCAGCCGGACTGGTCGCCGCCTTCCTGTGGGCAGGACCTGCACTCGCGCAATCCGGGTGCTCTGGACAGTTCGGCGCCGGGAAGATTTGCGGCAACGCCTCGGGCTCCACCGGACTGCCGGGTCCGATCACGCCGACGCCGGGCATCCTCGCGCCGATCGCGGGCGGCACGGTCATCGGCAATCCGACCAGTGCCACGGCGGCCCCACAGGCCACGCCAACGCCGATCCTCGGAATTCCCGGCACCACGCTTGGGTCGATGGGATTCGCTGGCAACACCTCCGGCACGGCTACTGTGCGGCCACAGGCGGTCGCCGGTACGCCCACTCTGCTGCTCCCCAACACCTCCGGCACGTTTGCAGCCGGGGCCACCGGTCCTCTGGCGCTTGATCTGAACACCGGCGTCCTGACCTGCCCCACCTGCGTGACATCGAGCGGCGGCGGTGCGATCACCGGCACCCCGCCGATCAACGTCAGTGCGGCTGGCGTCGTTTCCGTCACCGGGTCCGCTCTCACCAAGGTTGACGACACGAACGTGACCCTGACGCTGGGCGGCGCGCCGAACACGGCGCTCCTCGGCGCAACGTCCCTGACGCTGGGTTGGACCGGGCAGTTGGGTCTGACGCGCGGCGGCACCGGCGCGAGCCTCACGGCCTCGAACGGCGGCCTTGTTTATTCCAACGGATCGTCTCTCGCGATCCTTGCAGGCACGGCGACGGCTGGGCAAATCCCACGCTCCGGCGCGAACGCCGCGCCATCGTGGTCCACCGCGACCTATCCGAGCACTGCGGCGGCGGGCACGATCTTGAACGCAGGCACCGCGAACGTCATTTCGGCGACCGCGCAGCCAACCCTCGGCGCCAACGGCGGCACCGGAGGCCAGTTCACCCTGAACGGATCGACCTCCGGCAGCGCGACCCTACGTGTCGGCGCAGCGGCGGGCACCGGAACGATTTTCCAGTTGCCCCCGGATAACGGCACGAACACCTATGTTCTGCAAACCAACGGCTCCGGCGTCACGTCATGGGTGGCCTCGGCGGGCGGCGGAACTGTCACCAGCGTGGGCTGGACCGGTGGCATCGTGTCGGTCGGAACCCCGACCACCACCCCTGCGTTCACCGTGGCGGGCACCTCGGGCGGCGTGGTGTGCTTCACCTCGACCAGCACGTGGGCATCGTCGGCGTTGCTGGCATCCAATGCTATCCTGACTGGCGGTGGCGCGGGAGCCTGCCCTGCCTCGAACACCACCGGCACCGGCGTTCTGACGGCGCTGGGCATCAACGTCGGCTCCGCTGGCGCGTTCGTGACGTTCAATGGCGCTCTGGGCACCCCGTCGTCCGGCACGCTCTCCAACGCCACGGGATTGCCGGTCAGCACGGGTATCTCGGGCCTCGGCACCGGCATCGCGACTGCTCTGGCCGTCAACACCGGCTCCGCAGGCGCTCCGGCCATCCTGATCGCCAAGGGCACCTCGGCGTTGGGCACCGGCGCGATTTCGTCGGCCACCTGCGCCACCGTGGTCACGACGGCGGCGACCGGTGTGGCGACCACCGACACCGTGAACGCCTCGTTCAACGGCGACCCCACGGCAGTGACCGGCTATGTGCCGCTGACCACCGGGATGCTCACGATCGTGGCCTATCCGAGCGCGAACAATGTGAATTTCAAGGTCTGCAATAACACTGCGGCCTCGATCACGCCGGGCGCGATCACCTTGAACTGGGTGGTGGTCCGATAATGAAGCGCATCGCAGCATTCTCCACTTTTCTGTGGCTCCTGATCGGAGGCGCGGCCCTCGCAGGCCAGCCGTCGGTTATGTTCCCCGGCCCCGGCCTCGGTGCGTCCTGCACCCAACTCGGCAATGACAGTTTCACGAAATCGCTGCTGCACTTCACTGGCTCGAACGGCGGCACAACGATCACCGACACGAACGCCGGCGGCGCGGCGCAGACGTGGACGGCGAACGGCGCGGCGGTCACGAGCACGACACAGTTCAAGTTCTCGCCAACCTCGCTCTCCACCGGTGCTGGTGCCGGATACGTCGATACGCCTGACAGCGCGAATTTCACGTTTGGGACAGTCGCCGCCATTGACGGCTGGTTCTACGTTAGCGGCGGTTCGGGCGCGCAGCGCAATATGTTCGGTCAGGCCGATGCGGCCTCGGCCAATTTTTCCGTCGGCGGCACGATCACCGCGGCGAACACGATGGGCCTTGTCTGGACTACGACAGGGGCAAACTATTCATCCCTGACGGGCACCACCGCGATCACGACGCCGGGATGGCATTGGTACGCCGTGTCCTTCACCGGCTCGAACGTAAATCTCTATATCGACGGGACTCGCGAGGCGACGGCGGCGTTCTCAGGGACGATATTCAACAGCGCCAACAAGTTCTCGATCGGACGCATCGGTGAGAACACATCCACGCCGTGGAATGGTTTCCTTGACGAGTGGCGCATCAGCGTTGGCACGGATCGAGGGTGGACCGGCACCACGATTTCCGTTCCGACGAACCCATACTGTCCCTGAAAGGACCGCCATGACGATTCCCATCACGGAAACCCGCACGCTCGAAATTCCAGACGAGGCGATTCAGGCCATCGTGGACGCCTATCTGCTCGCGCATCCACCGGGTGGTGGCGGTGGGCCGTCCATCACACTCGACAGCGGCACGTACACCCCAACGATCGCGCCGGGGGCCAACGTGGCCTCGACGGTTGCCTATCTCTGCCAGTATCTCCGGGTGGGCAACGTCGTTCACGTAGGCGGGTTCATCGACGTTGATCCGGTCGCGGCGAACGTCCTCACGACGGTGGGAATCTCGCTGCCCATCGCGTCGAATTTTTCTGACGTCAACGGGAGCGAACTGGCCGGAATCGCGGGCAACACCACCGAAATCGGCTCTCTGGTCGGCGACCCAACGAATGATCGCGCGACCATGTACATGATGCCGAAATCGGCTGTGGCGCAGCGGTATCCGTTCACGTTCACCTACCGGGTGATCTGATGCTGTTTCCTATCGGCGGAGAAAATTCGGCGGCGGCGGATTGTCTCGTTTTGGATGCGCCGAACGACGGGCTTTCGGATGCCCAGCCAGCCGTTGCCGACTTCCTGACGCGACTGATGGCCAGCCCCGTCCGCCGGGGCTACATCCCGATCGGCACCTACCGGTTGGACAGCCCGCTGCCGGACATCGCGGCCCCCATCAATCTGTTCGGAGACTGCAACCCGCGCACGGTGCTGCTGCGCAATCACAACGGCACCCCCGGCAAAGGCATCCTGACGATCATGCCGGGAACGCACGGGTGCGTTCTGTCGCACTTCTGCCTGACGGCGGCACCGGGCACGTCCGGCGGCGCTGGGCTGGCCATTCTCGCCAGCGCGACACAGAACAGCGACCGCCATCTGCTGGACAGCCTGCTGCTCTCGGCGTCCACCGATCTGTGGACGAATAGTCTACTGGTGGACGGGTCGCTGAAAACATCATCCCCCGTCGGGATTCGCGCGCTCAAAATCCGAGATTGTGATATTTTCGGCGCGAGTGGCTACGCTGCGGTGTTCAACAATGCGCCGGGCACCACGTGGGTGGGTGGCGGCCTATACCCTGCGGGCGGATCAAGCGGCCTGTATTACACATACAGCAGCTATCTGCCGAAAATCAGGGCGGTCACGTCTATCGCAGACGCAGGATAACGGGGCCGGTAAATGTCGCTCACGTACAACACATTCACCACGTCGATCGCCAACCTCATGGTGGTGCCGGTTGATGACCCCGGCTATGTGCTGGCGCTCCCGAACATCATTGACGACCTGGAGCAGCGGCTTTACCGCGAACTCGATTTGCTGGCCACGATCGTGCGCAATTCATCGGCGGCGCTCACGTCAGGCAATCGCAACTTCTCGCTTCCCACCGGATTTGTGGTGATCGAGGACATCAATGTCATCACCCCGGCGGGCACAACGGACCCTGAATTGGGGACGCGGAATCCGCTGCTGCCCGCGACGAAAGAAGTCATTGACATGCTGTATCCGAGTTCGGCTGGGGCCGGGGTGCCGCAGTTGTTCGGGATGATCACCCAGTCCAGCATCGTGGTCGGGCCATGGCCAGACGGAAACTATCAGGTTGAAGTCGTCGGCACGCAGCGGCCGGCGCCAATGTCGGCGGCTAATCAGACCACGTTCCTGTCCGTCAACCTGCCGGACCTCGTGATTGCTGCGGGCATGGTATTCGCCTGCGGCTATCAGAAGAACTTTTCCGCACAGGGCGACGATCCGCAGTCCGCAGTTTCTTGGGAGTCTCACTTCCAAAAGCTGCTACCATCGGCCTCGATCGAAGAACTGCGCAAGAAATTCACATCAGAAGGATGGAGCAGCAAACAGCCGGACCCGGTGGCGACGCCGCCGCGAACTTAATAGGAGTGTGCCTTGGCAGACCCACAGACAGTCAACGTAGGGCTTGCAGTCCCGCTGCGCGGCAGCAACCCCGGCACATGGGACACTCCGGTCAACGCGGACTTTTCCGCAATTGACGGCATGTTCGCCGGCGTGGCCAATGTTGCCCTGTCCAACGTCCCCGTCACTCTCACTGCTCCCGCCGGGTTCACGCCGACGCCGGGCCCGGGGCCGGTCCAATCGCAGAACGCGGTTATTCAATTTTCCGGCGCGCTCTCGGCCAACGTCACCGTCACCCTGCCGACGCCCGGCTATATGGTGCTGGAGAACATCACCACCGGCGCCTTCCTTGTCATTTTCCGCGCCGTGGGCTCGGGCGAGGTGATTTCCACGCCGCAGGGATCGCGGGTGCGCGTCTATTGCGACGGCACCAATGTCCGGTTTGTGGAGGGCATCGAGGGCCGTCCTGGAAAGATGGAATTTGAGGGCGGCGAAACCGGCCTCCCTGCGTGGGTCGCGGCTTGCACCAAGCGGCCATACCTGCTCGCCGACGGCACGGCCACGTATCTGGTCGCCGATTATCCGGCGCTCGGCGCAAAGTACGGCAACAAGTTCGGTGGCAACGGCATCACCACGTTCGGCGTGCCGGACATGCAGGGCCGGGTCCCTCTGGCCTACGATGGTACGGGCACCCGAATCACTGTTGCGGGCTGCGGCATTGATGGCCAGACGATCGGTGCAGCGGGCGGCCTGCAAACGATGGCCGCAATGGTGCGGTCAGACCTGCCGAATCAGGTTGTGACCGTTAACATCGTGGACCCTGGGCACTTCCACACCTATACGCTGACAAACCTTTCGTCATCCGACAACGGAGGTCCGGCGATTGCGTCGGCGAGTTCGCAGACGAACACCAACACCGGTTCAAAAACCACCGGCATCACGGCGAATCTCAACCTCAATGGTGGTGTGACCCAGACGCTGCCGGCCAATGTGCAGCCATCCATCGTCGCCGGTGTCTGGCTTATCAAGACGTAAGAAAGAGACAGATGCCGTTCGGCAGCGTCCAACTCGTCCCCGGCATCAACGTCGAACGCACCCCGACGTTGCTGGAGGCTGGCTACGCGCAGGGACAGTTGATCCGGTTCAAGGATCGGCTGGCGCAGAAGTATGGCGGCTGGACGCCGTTCTATCCGTTGTCGCTGGCCGGCGTGCCGCGGGACATGCACGCATGGGATGACCTGAACGCGCGCAGCCACCTTCTGGTCGGGACCACCGCGCAGCTTGCCGTGATCGCCGAGGGCAACCTAACGGACATCACTCCGCAAACGCTGATTTCTGACTTCCCGCCTGACTTCTCGACCATCAGCGGTTCGGCGATCGTGGAGGTGGACGACCCCAACATCGCGGACGTCACAGTCTACGACTCGGTGCTGTTCAACACGCCGATTTCGGTGGGGGGCATCATCCTCTCCGGGCTCTACCCGATCGCCAGCATCACCGGTGTGACCACGTACACCATTGTGGCCGCCACGCTCGCCACAGCCACCGCCTCCAACGGCGGAGCCGTCCCAGATTTCACCACGACGTCCAACAGTTCGATTGTGGAGGTGGCCCTAAACGATCATGGCCTGACCGCCACACTGGACACGGTGGTGTTCGGGATTTCAACCGTGGCCAACGGGGTCACCATATTGGGATCGTACACCGTCAACAGTGTGCAGGACCCCAACACGTTCACGATCAGCACCGCGCAGACGGCGACCGCATCGGGTTCGTTCTCAATGAATGGCGGCGATGCGGAATTGGTCTATTACATCGCGCTCGGGCCGCCCCCGCCGGGGGCGGGTTATGGCCTCGGCGGTTACGGCGACGGCGGCTATGGGACGGGTGTCGTCAACCCGAATCAGATTGGCGACGAAATCTCGGCCACGGACTGGACCAGCGACAACTGGGGCCAGATCGTGCTGGCGTGCCCCGAGGACGGCGGGATTTATTACTGGGACCCGACCGGCGGGTTCTTCAATGCCTCGCTGGTGGCCTCTGGCCCGATCTTCAATCGCGGCATCTTCGTCTCCACCTCGCAGCAAATCCTGGTCGCCTACGGGTCCTCGATCGACTATGCGGCGAGCGGGCAGGGCATCGGCGTCCAGCAGGACCCGATGCTGGTGCAGTGGTGCGACGTCGGAAACTTCTTTGAATGGCGCGCGCTGTCCAACACGCAGGCCGGAAATTTCCGTATCCCGATCGGCTCCATGATCGTCGGCGGCATGGCTGTCGCGAACCAGAACCTGATCTGGACGGACCTCGACCTGTGGGCCATGTCGTATGTCGGCTATCCGAACACCTACGGGTTCAACAAGATCGGCGCCGGGGCCGGGCTCGCCTCCAGCCACGCGGCGCAGCAGTTCCGCGGCAGCGTCTACTGGATGGGCCGCTCCAATTTCTACGTCTACAACTCGGGCGGCGTCACGGTGCTGCCGTGTTCGGTGTGGGATGCCGTTTTCCAAAATCTGAATACGGATTTCATCCAGAACATCCGGGCGATGCCGAACACGCCGTTCAACGAGGTCGGCTGGCTGTACCCATCGACCGCCAGCGCCAACGGCGAGTGCGATTCCTACGTCAAGATGAATGTGACGGAGCCCGGAACGCCATGGGACAACGGGCTGCTCCCGCGTTCGGCGTGGATCGACCAGACCGTGTTGGGACCGCCGATCGGCGCGGTGCCGACCGGCGTGGTTTACCAGCATGAGACGACGAACAACGCCGCCGGCGCGCCGATGGTGTCCAGTTTCACCACCGGTTATTTTTTCATCGCCGAGGGCGAGGATTTCGCGTTCATCGACCAGATTATCCCCGACATGAAATGGGGGTTCTACGGGGCGGCGCAGACTGCGCAACTCACCATGTCGTTCAACGTCCTGAACTACCCCGGCGACACGCCGACGGTCCACGGCCCCTATACAGTCACGCAGGCGACGGAGTATATCTCGACCCGTATTCGGGGCCGCCAAATGAGCATCACGGTGCAGAGTTCGGACCTGAACAGTTTCTGGCGCCTCGGTCGCGTGCGCTTCCGGTGGTCAACCGCAGGGCGGAGATAAGACATGGCGGATGTTGGCCCAAACGGCCCCGGCCAGGGCGGCGCGGTTACCGATCTTGTCACCGTGTTGCAGCAGATGGCGCAGAACGGCGGCCTGACGCTCCAGACCCTGCGAGAGATTGCCGCCAAATTCCCTGACTGGTCTGGCGTGCCTCCCACGGCTTCATCCACCGGCGTCTCCGGACAAGTTGCTTATGATGCGACCCACTTCTATGTTTGCGTCGCGACGAACACATGGGTTCGAGCCAGCCTGAGTACATTCTGATGACAGACGCAGCCCTGCGAATCGCCCGTGAAGTGAAGCGCCAGCGCCGCGCCGACGGAGGCCGCGTGCATGTCGGGCCTCTGGCCGGGGCCACCGGAGGCCGCGCCGATCACGTCCCGATCGAGGTGCCGCCGGGCGCGTATGTGCTGCCTGCGGATCATGTGTCCAGCCTCGGCGAGGGCAACACCGCCAACGGCCTCGAAATCCTTGAGGAAATGTTTGGCGACGACGGAGAGCCGCTGGGCGGTGAAGGCGGCGAGGATTCGCAGGGCGTACCGATCATGGCCGCCGATGGCGAGTATGTGATTTCCCCAAAGCGCGTCGCCGAGATTGGCGGCGGAGATATGGACAAGGGCCACAAAATCCTTGACGAATGGGTGATCGAGAATCGAAAGAAGCACATCAAAACCCTCGGCAAGCTGCCGGGGCCTGCAACGAAATAGGGAGCGCCTTCCATGAACGATCGCTGCAAGATTGATTTTGTGAACGCCGTGGCCGTGAGCGGATTCGCCAACGGCGTCGTGAACGTGGCTTTCACCACCAACGGCTATGTGCCGACGTCGGGCCCGGATGGGACGCCAGTTGTCGCGGTGGACGATCATGTGTCTGTCAACCTGCGCATGGACCTGTTTTGCGCGCAGCAGGTTTATGACACGCTGGGCCGCATCCTCGCCGATCAGGTGAAAGACGCCAAGCCGAAGGCCGAGGAAATCAACTGATGCTGACCGTCTCGACAGTCCGCAAGGCCACGCCGGACCTCCGGGGCGAGATACTGGAAATCTGCCGTCAGAACCACGGCGAGAACGGCCAGTTCGCGCTGTCTATGCCCAAGGTGGAGAGCATGGTGGACCGCGCGTTCAATCGTGGCGGCGCGGTCATCGGGGTGGTGGGGCAGAACCGCATCGAGGGCGCTATCCTCATGTCCATCGGACAGTTCTGGTACACCGATGAATACTGCCTTGAGGAAATTTTCTGCTATGTCCACCCGGAATTCCGCCGGTCCACCCACGCCAAGGACATGATTTCGTTTGGCAAGCGATGCTCGAATGAGTTAGGTATTCCCCTTGTGATCGGGGTGGTGTCGAATGAACGCACCAAACCGAAGCTCGAACTCTACCGCCGACAACTCGGCGACCCCTGCGGGGGCTATTTCATCCACCGCCCTGCAAGCGCCGGGCTCCAATCAGCCTGACGCGCGATCAGGTGGAAATGGAATTTGGGCAAGGGTAAGCAGCAGACCACCACCACCAGCACGTCATCCGCAGACCCGCAGGCCGAGGCCGCGTATCGTGATCTGATTGCCCGCGCGTCGGGCGTGGCGAACACCCCTTATCAGGCGTACAGCGGCGAACTGACCGCGCCGATAAACTCCCAGCAGCAACTGGCGATCGGGAATATCAATTCCAACGCCGGGTTTGCGCAGCCGTACATTCAGGACGCGGCGGGATACGCGCGCGAGGGGGCGTCTACAGTCACCCCTGACCAGATCGCGGCCTATCAAAACCCGTACACCCAGCAGGTCGTGGATGCGACGCAGGCGCAGTTCAACAACCAGAACCAGCAGGCGCAGCAGGGGCTGACCAGCAACGCGATCGCACAGGGCGCGCTCGGCGGCAACCGCACTGGCGTGGCGTCGGCAAACCTCGCCGGACAGCAGCAGCTTTCGCAGGCTCCAGTCATCGCTGGCCTGTACAGTAACAGCTACCAGCAGGCTCTCACGGCGGCGCAGGGCGACAAGGCGCGGCAGCAGAGCGCGGCATATTCGCTCGGCAATCTCGGCGTGGCCGGTCAGAGCGCGGCCCTCTCTGGCGCCGGTGCGCAGTTGGGCGCTGGCACGCTCCAGCAGCAGACACAGCAGGCGCAGGACACGGCCAATTATGGCCAGTACACCCAGCAGCAGGCGTACCCGTTCCAGACCTTGCAGTGGCTGGCGGGGCTCCAGACCGGCGTTGGCTCGCAACTCGGCGGCACGTCCACAGGGACGTCCACGGCTCCCGCCCCGAATCAGACGGCGCAATATCTCGGCCTTGGCCTGTCGGCGGCGGCGATGCTGTCGGATGAACGCGCCAAGGAGGACATCCAGCACATCGGCAAGATGAACGATGGGCAGAACATTTACCGGTATCGCTACAAGGGCTCGCCGGACTGGCATATCGGCCCGATGGCGCAGGAGGCCGAGGAGCGCCACCCCGAGCACGTCGGCGAGGGCGTCAGCGGTCTGAAATACATCGACCTCAAGGGCGTGACGGATGATTCGGCGCGCGCGCGCGGCGGGTTCGTCCCTCATATGGCCGGTGGCGGAGACATCAGCGGCACGCCATGGTCCGAGGGCGTGGGCTGGGTGCCCAAAATGAACATCACCGCAGGCCGCGGCGCGCCATCGGCCCCGTCGCCGAGCGCGCCGAGCCAAGGCCAGTCTACCGTCGATCCCCAGAAGATTATCAGCCAGGCCATGGGCCTCGCCGGGAAACTGAGCGACCGGTTCGGCTCGTCCGAAATGGGATCGCCTGGCGTGTCCTCGCCGCTTTCGGTGATCGGAGCGGCTGGCGACTATGCGGTCCCGACGTTCATGGCGAGCGGCGGCGGCATCCCCGGTTTTGCCCTCGGCGGCGCGCCCGACGACGTGATGAACGGCGACCCGGCGTGGGGCGACCCGGCCAATCCGAATTTCTTTGCAGCGCCTGACGCCCCGCCAAAGGGCGGTTTGGACTTCTCCGAGCGATTCGCCCCGGCTGAAACGGCTATCGCGGACGGTACGTTTGACCCGCAGGGCGTGAACTACACCACCGGGAAAGCCTCACCAGCCATGCTGGCCGGTGATGTGCCGCTGCCGCGCGCCCGTCCTGATGATGCGCCGGTGATGGCCGAAGGCGGTGACGATGCGCTGCCACCGGCTGCACGTCCGGCGGTCGCGGGATTGTCACCTGAGAGCGGTGTGGCACCAGAGACTCCGCGCAGCGCCGCGATGGGATTTGCGCCGGAGGAGCGCAGTGGGCTGCTGTTCAAACTCACGCCGGCGGAACGTGCCGGGCTGCTCGGTGCCGGGCTTGGAATGCTGTCCTCTCGATCCTCGAACCTCGGCAATGCGATCGGCGACGGCGGTATGGCCGGGTTCGGTGCCTACGCAGGCGTCAAGAAGGGCGAGCAGGAGCAGGCGACCACCGCCGCGAAACTGGCGCAGAACGCTGAAAAGATCGCGTCGGACATCGCGCACCGTAACCGCACGCAAACCGAGGTGGAACGCCACAACAAGGTCAGCGAGAACGCACCGCCGAAGGGCTTTGAAGTGGGGCCGGACGGCAAACTGCGCCCCGCCGAGGGAGGTCCGAACGATCCTGAATATCTGGCGCGCGCAGCAGCCGCGAGGAAGGGGCCTGCCGCTGGCCCGTCTATTGACGAGGACACGATAGACCTCCTCGCCGAGCGGGTGATGGCCGGCGACCAGCGGGCGCTGATCGGGTTTGGCCGTGGCGCGCAGGGCGCAGAAAACATCGCCGCTGTGCAGAGGCGCGTCGCCGAGAAGGCGCGGGAAGGCGGCACATCGGTGGGCGATGCGGCGCGCAAAATCCTGAGCAACGCAGCGCAGAATGCCGGATACGTGACCGCCTCGCGTCGTCAGGCCACCATCATGGCTAACCTGTCGGTCTATGGCCGCACGGCGTTCCGCGCGACCGATCTGGCGCAGGAAGCATCGGACGCTGTGCCGCGCACCGAATTCCAGCCGGTCAACAAAGTGCTCAATGCGTACCGCACCAAGACGGGCGACCCGAAGATTGTCGCGCTCGGCGCGGCGGTCAACTCGCTTATCAACGAGTACGCGCGCGCGATCAGCGGTGGCCGTCCGACGGTCCACGACAAGCAGCACGCCGAGGAAATGTTGAGCACGGCGCAGACGCCTGCGCAGTTCCGGGCCGTCCTCGACATGATGCGGAAAGAACTGGTGTCGGAAGAAAAGGCGATGCCAGAAGCCAAAAAGCACATCGAGGGGATTTACAATCCATCGTCCAAGACGGGCGACCACTCGGTGGCGGATCGCCCCGGCAGTAAGCCGGAGGGTGGTGGCGCGCTGCCGCCGCCGCAGCAGCGCGAACTGAACAAGGTGTACAACACCCCGAAAGGACCGGCGAAGTGGATGGGCAACGGCTGGCAACCGGTGGCGCAGTGATATGGACCTCGCAAAGCACCTCCACCAGCAGGCCCAGCGGACGCACAGCAATCCGACCGAGGGCCAGAAGCGCGCCGGGAATTATCTCAAGGGCCGCGTGAAGGCGCACGGCCTTCCCATCGTGATCGAGAACGCCAATGGTTCGATTCGGCGTGGCACCGATGCCGATGGCAAGTCGTGGCAGTGCCGCCTCCCGGCCCACTACGGTTATATCCGCAAGACCGAGGGAGCGGACGGCGACCACGTGGACGTCTATGTCGGGCCGCACCTGAACAGCCGTAAGGTGTTCGTGCTTGATCAGAACGACGCCAAGACCGGCGAGTTCGATGAACACAAGGTCTGGTTCGGCTTCAACTCGCCGCAGCACGTACTCGCGACATATCGCAAGGCGTTCTCTGACGGGAAGGCGGACAAGCGGTTCGGCCACCTCAAGCAGATGACGCCGGATGAATTCCGCGCGTGGCTCAAGGACGGCGATACCACCCAGCCGATCAAACGCGCTGCCGGCGGACGTGTCGGGTACGATGCCGGTGGGGCTCTGCCTCGGGTGTACATCCCGACGAACGAGGCCGAGGAGAACGCGCGGCTGTTGCCAGAGTTCGATGCTGACCCTCGATCGCTCGGCCAGCGGATCATGGGCGAATTCAAGCCACAGCAGCCGGAACGCCCGGAAGCCCCCGCCGACGATCGCTCGGCCTTCCAGCGGCTCACGGGGCAGTTCGGCGAGCGTTTCCAGACATGGCCGGAGAAGGTGGCGCGCAGCGGCGCAACGCTGCCTGGTGACGTCCTGAGCGGCGAGGTGCCGCAGTGGGAGCGCGATCCGCGCACCGGTGAATTCCACACCAGCAACACGATGATCGAGCGCGCACAGGACACCGCAGGTATGGCGGGCGGCACGTCGTTCGGCGCGTTGGACACGTCAGCGGCGACGCTGGGTGCGGGGCCTGTGCGACGGGCTGCCGCCCCGAAAGAATACCCCATGGCGCCGCGCAGCGAATGGCACGGTGAAGCTAATTTTGAAACCACCGGCGGGCGCATGGGGACCATGACGCCGGATGAATTTCTGGCAGAAGCGCGACCTCTCAAGATTGACGAGGTGTCCCGAGAAAATATCGACATTCTCAAGCAGCACATGCTGGATGGTAAGACGCTTGACCCGCTGCAACTGTATCCCGGCGGCAAGGAGGACGGACGCCACCGGGCTATCGCGGCGAAAGAACTGGGCATCAAGGAGGTGCCGGTTATCAATTTCCGTTCGGACTCGGCAGTCCCCGGCGCGCCGCTCGCGGCCCTCGAACACGCGCCCCGGTTTTTCTCCGGCGTTGAACGCGCGGTGGAGGCAATCCAGCAGCCCAAGATGACCGGCGACCAGTGGCTGGGCACGCTGTCGAATAAGCCCGGCGTGAAGCCGGAGGAACTGCAATGGACAGGTCTGGCGGACTTCCTCACAGGCAAGAAGGGCCAGCCAGTCACCAAGCAGGAGGTGATGGACCACATCGCAGGCAACAAGGTCGAGTTGCAGGAGGTGATGAAGGGCCAGAGCGATTTCCAACCGAAGGCGGAGGCTTTGGCGCGCGAGCACGGTTGGGAATCGTGGGATGCCTTGGGCGCGACAGATCAGCGCCGGTATATGCAGCGCGCGGCGCGCGAAAGCGGCATGGACCCCGAGGCTATCGGGTCCCCGACGAAATATGAGAAATATCAACTCCCCGGCGGCGAGAACTACCGGGAAATGCTGATGACGTTGCCGAGCCGCAATAAGTCGGCGCGGGAGTATTTCGCTGACAACCTGCGCGACCACGGCATGGACGAGGCGCTGCGGCTCAGGGAGCAGGGTCCGCCATCAAGCCCGGATTATCGCTCCGGCCACTGGGACGAACCGAACATCCTCGCGCACATGCGGATGAACGACAGAACGATGCACGTGCCGTTTACGCCGGAGGAGGCCGCAGCAGCGCAGGCGCACCAGGCCGCCAAGGCGCAGTTGGACGGCATCCGCGCGCAGCAATCGGATGTGGCGCGCGAAATCGCGGAGACGGTGAAGCCGCTGGAAAAGGCGCGGCGTGCGCAGATCATCGCAGAGAACAAGGCGGGACGTCTCTCGAATGGCGACGCTATGCGCGCGTTGGAGGAGTATTACCCGCATCCTGAAATCCTGCCGTTGCAGGAAAAACTGACAGCTTTGCGAGGGCAGGAAAGCGAGTTGCGCGCGAGCCTCCCGCCGGAGCCGCAGCCGAAAACCGCGCGGTCGCTGCACCTTGAGGAAATCCAGTCGGACTGGCACCAGCAGGGACGGGACAAGGGGTATCGCACGCCATACAAAGGGCGCGGGATCGAGGAAATCGACCGCGATTTGGACGCGGTGCAGGCAAAACACAATCCTCCTGAAACGGCGGACGCTTCGAATTATTGGGACTCTGCACCAGAGTTAAAGCAACAGTACGATGCGTTGATGCAGGAAAGGCTTGCCGCGCAGAATTCGCGCGATGGTCATGGTGTCCCCGACGCCCCGTTCAAAAAGAACTGGCACGAACTGGCGCTCAAGCGGGCGCTGCGCGAGGCCGCGGAGAAGGGCTACGACCGGCTGTCGTGGACACCCGGCGAGGCGCAGGCGGCTCGGTACGACCTGAGCAAGCAGGTGGACAAGATCAATCTGGTGCCGAGCGACGGGCGCTTGCGCATCGACGCATTCAAGAACAACGAAAAGGTCATCGAGCATTTCGCCAAGGACGAAAGCGAAGTCGCCAGCGTGATCGGGAAAGAGGCCGCCAAGAAACTGCTGGAGAACCGCAACCAGCACGGGGCTGCGACGCTCGCCGGTCAGGACCTGAAAATCGGCGGCGAGGGCATGAAGGGGTTCTACGACTCGATCATCCCGAAGGCGCTGGAGAAGATCGGCAAAGAGCACGGCGTGAAGGTGCGGCAGGATACGCTGCCAAGCCACAAGTACAACGTGGTGCCTGGCTACAAGGGGAAATGGGACGTTGTAACGCAGGATGGCACCGGCGTGCAGCAGTTCGGCAGCAGAACCGAGGCCGAGGCGTTTGTTAAGGAGCGCGGCTCCAAGGTCCACTACATCGACATCCCACAGTCACTGCGTGATGCAGCGACGCAAAAGGGCTTCGCGCTGTTCGAGGACTCGGCGGCGGCGGGCGCACCGTTGGCCGCAGTAGGCGGTGCGCGGCCCGACTGGATGCGAGATATTCTCACAAAATCCGAACAGCGGAAGGCCATGGCGGCAGACCTTGCCGTAGACGGGAAGGCTGTCCGGCTCGCACATGCCGATGGACGTGGTGCAATGGCTGGTCCTGATATGTCGAAAGACGGCGCCTTTCGTCTCACTCGTTTCGATGCGGATGGCCCCGCAGGCCACACCGAGCACCAGACCCTGAAAGATGCCGTTCTGGAGGGCCTAAAAAATGGATATGGGCCAACGATCATGGAGGACTCGGCGTTTGCTGGCGCGCCGCTGTCGGCGATCGAGCACATGAACCAGCCGTTCTTTAAGGAAAATGTGATTCGCAAGAAGGGCGAGGGCATCCCCACCGGAAAGTCTGCTAAAGGTCACACGTTCAAGCGGCCAGAACCGGCCAAGGGTTCGTTCGCGCAGCACGCAGCGAAAGCCCGCGCCGACTGGAATGCAGACAAGAGCGGCATCCTTGCCGATTTCAGCGAGGCCACGAACTCGCTGATGAAACCAGAGGACTGGGATTTCATGCGCAGCGGAAATTACCGGGCGAGCGGCGGGTCGGTTCCGCACATGGCGGAAGGCGGCGGCTTGATGTCCGACGAGGACATGGGCGTTCAGGCACCGGTGATGTCCGATGCCGACATGGGCGTGACGGCAAAGCCGGACGCAGGTGCGTTGTCGGCTGCTGGCCGCGGCGCGTTCCAGGGTGCGACATTCAATTTCGGCGACGAAATCTCAGGCGCGCGCGCCGCGGCCCCAAAGTGGGTGCCGGAGGTGGTCGGCCCCATCCCCGCGCGCACGATCGCTGGCGGTGCCCGCTTGGCATGGGACGCGCTGACCGGGCGCGATCCCGACGCCACCAAGGCGTATGACGAGACGGTGGCCCGTGAACGAGAGGCCAACAAGCTCGCCGCCGAACAGCACCCATGGGCATATCACGGCGCGGAAGTCGCCGGGGCTATCCCCGGCACCGTGGCGCTGCCCGGTGGGCTGGCCGCGCGCGGGGCTACGTTGGCGAATCGCATCCGTCAGGGGGCAACCCTCGGGGCCGAGGCCGGGGCTCTGGCAGGCGCTGGCGAGGGCGAGGATGCGGCCTCACGGCTGACGGGCGCGGGCATCGGTACTGGCGTCGGCGCTGTGGGCGGGTCCGCAGCGGCTCCTGTGACCGAAGGAATCGGGCTCGTCCTGAAAAAGACCCTAGGCCCGGTGTGGAACGCCGTGGTGGGCGCCGCGCGCGGTTCGGAGAACGAGGCCGCCCGCCGAATCACGAACGCCATCCAACTGGATGCCGAGGACATCGCCGCTGGCAAGATGCAGGGCATGACCCTCCCGCAGTGGCAGGCCGCGCGCGCAGCCGGCGAACCCGTGACGCTCGCTGAAATGGGCGGCACGCGCACACAGGCGCTGCTGCGGTCGGCCACGAACACGTCCCCCGAGGGCCGCGGCGCGGCGGAGAAAGTCATCACCGAGCGGTTCGAGGGACAGGCCGATCGCGTCGGGCAGGATGTGCGCAACCTCGTGAACGGCGGGGCCAACGCGAACAAGACCGCCGACCAGCTTGTGGCGGAATACGATGTGGCGCGGGTCCCTGCCTATCGCCACGCATTCTCGCGGCCCGGCGCGGCCAGCATGTGGGACGATGATTTCGCACAGATGGCGCAGGCCCCTGTCGTCCAGCAGGCAATCCGCATGGCGTCGGTGAACGCCAAGAACGAGGCGGCCAAACTCGGCCTCAAGCCGCCGGTGAATCCGTTCCGGTTCGAGAAGGACGGCACGGTCAATCTGACGGACCAGAATTTCAAACCGAACCTCCAGTTCTGGGATGTGGTGAAAAAGAATCTCGACCAGATGGGCGCGGACGGAAACGCCTGGTCCAAGGTGCTGCGTGGTAAACTGGACGACGCGGTGCCGGAGTACAGCAATGCGCGTGGGATCGCGGCACAGTTTTTCGGCGAGCGGGACGCGCTTGAAGCCGGGCGCAAACTGGCGGGCAAGCGGGTTGACCCGCAGCAGGTCGGTGCCCTGATGCGGAAAATGTCGCCGGAGGAGAAAGACCTGTTCCGCGAGGGGCACGCATCGGACTGGGCTGGCCGCGTCATCGGGAGTTTCCGCGACAGTCGGGACATCACCAAGGCGATGTTCAACTCTCCGAACGAACGCAAGATGGCCGAGGTGATCTATGGCCCGGCTGGCGTCAAGAAACTGGAAGCCCGGATGACGCTGGAGGCGGTGATGGACGGCGCGCGCCGCGCCCTTGGCAATTCAACGACGGCGCGCCAGTTGATCGAGGCCGGGTTGGCCGGTGGCGCGATCGGCGGTTATCTGGAGGGGGATTGGAAAGGGGCAGTTGCTGGGGCCGGCGCTGCGGCTGGTGCGCGCAAGGCCATCGCGACCGAGGCTCTGGCCGGGGCTCGCAACCTGATCGGCAAGGTGGATGCCAAGACCGCCGCGCGCGTCGCCGAACTTCTCACCTCTGATGATCCGACCAAGCTGGCCGCCGGTATGCGGATCATGGTCAGCAACAAGCGCGTCGCCGACGGTATGCGAGCCATCGCGGATCGCATGAACATCGCTGCGCAGTCGCAGGCCCCGCGCGTGCGTATCGACACGACGGGATGGAGCGGAGCCGTGCCAGTACGCGCCGACCAGGACCAGCCACAGCCCTAACGGGGGTGGGATCAGCAAGACCACGAAAACGAGATAGGCGAGGAACATAGATGAAGCTCGATGGCCGAATAATCACGATCCCGCAAATCCGAGGTGTGCTTGCCGCGACAAAATTTGACGGGTCATTCAGGCCCAAATTTATCGAGGTCCACAATACGAGTGTCCCCGACATTAAGACGTTCAACCGCTGGAAAGAGGTCGGAAAACCGACGTTCGAGCAGTGGATGAAAAATCTGGCATCTTATTACGCGGGGCTCGGGTGGAATTCGATGCCGCACGCTTTCGTGGGTCCCGACGGGCGCATTGGACTCGGCGCACCATTCGACATCAGGGGCACACACTCTCCCTCATGGAACGGGGTCGCTATTGGCATTGAAACCGTGGGCGAATTCGAGCGAGAGCCGTTCGCAGGGACGCTATCCGAAACGGCCCTCGTGGCTCTTGTCGGTGAACTTCACCTGCGCCTCGATTTGGCGCCTGACCAGTATTTGAAAGGCGTGCGCGGTATCCATTTCCACAAAGAGGACACCGCATCGTCGCATCGTACCTGCCCCGGCAAGAATCTGGACAAGGCCAAATTTGTCCGCAGCGTGGTCGAATACATGGGCGCGTCAAATCAAACCCATGGCGGGGAGCATGTTGAAATCCCGCTCTCCACACAAACTGCTGAAACAGGTTCGTTGACCAATGAACAGTTGACGTCGGCAACGTGGCTCCAAGGCCGCCTTAACGCCCATGGCGCGAAACTGACCGTGGACGGCATCGTGGGGCCTGCAACAAAATCAGCAGTGCGGGCATTCCAGCAAAAGAAAGGGCTTGTGGCTGACGGCATAGCCGGCCCGTTGACACGGGCCGCGCTGAATAAGGACCCCAGTTAGTGGGCGTATTTCTTATATTGGCCTCGTCGGCCTCGCTTGTCGCCCGGCTTCAATGCTGGAGTGGTAAGCGCGCGTTCGGCGCCCCATCCACGGTTCAGCCGTTGGAACACTACGCCCGAGAATATCCCGGCCAAGTCGCACGCCGCTGTGACGGTCATGTGCTGGCCGCG